AGAGCCTTAGGGGTCAACGGAAATTATGGAACTGCTGGTCAGATATTAACTTCAGGAGGAGCAGGAAATGCTATGACTTGGACTACACCATCATCGGGTACTACAGACTATAATAATTTAACTAATCAGCCTATTACTGTAGATACATATACACCTCCGGCAGGCCTCCCAACTGCTGGGTATAAGATTTCAGATAACCTTAGATTAGATTCTTCAGACTTAACGGTCGAGGGTGCATTAAATATAACTGGTAATATTGATATGAATGGAATTCTATCTGTTGATGATATAACAGAAAAAACAACAGGACATGGTATTGACATATGCGGTATTAATATATCAACTGGTCGAGAATTAACAAATGCTCACACGATAGATTCTACACATTATTCTCATAATGGTACTAATATGATTTCTGCAACTCGTCAAGCAAATTTTACAGATCTAGAATTAAAAGATAACAGTAATAATGTAACTCTTCTAGCTTATGGTTCAACTGGTAATATTGATATGAATGGAATTCTATCTGTTGATGATATAACAGAAAAAACATCAGGACACGGTATTGATATAGGTGGTATTAATATATCAACTGGTCGCCAATTAACAAATGCTCATACTATAGATTCTACGCATTATTCTCATAATGGTACTAATATGATTTCCGCAACTCGTCAAGCAAATTTTACAGATCTAGAATTAAAAGATAGCAGTAATAATGTAACTCTTCTAGCTTATGGTTCAACTGGTAATATTGATATGAATGGAATTCTATCTGTTGATACAATTAATGAAAAAACTACTAATGGTAATATATCAATAACTCCAACGGGTACAGGTAATATAATTTTAGACAATTTAACATGGCCTGGAGCAGATGGTACTAATGGTCAAGTTTTACAAACAGACGGGTCTGGTACTTTATCATGGACAACACAATCTGGTGGAGGTAGTAGTTATATTACTACAGACAGTTCTACAGCAACTGTATATTATCCTATGGGTAACCCCGGTCCTTCTTTTAGTGCACCTGGTGTGTCTCTTAAAATGATAGGTAATCTTAGATTAGAAAAAGATCCTAACATTTCAGCAAGTGGATCATTACTTGTTGAAGACAGATTAGACATATTAGGTCCGTCAACATATACATCACCAGCTGGTTCTTTTGGTTCTATGTACTCATTTAGCGGATTTAATCATCCAGTAGCACCTTTGATGAATATGACAAGAGTTAATGTTTTTGTAGGTGAAGCAAATATAGTACAATCAGATGTTGATACACAGGTTAACGCTGATAATAATCTCCAAATGGAAGGGAAAAGTATGTTAAGAATGAAAACAGATGATCAAATGTATTTTGATGTAGGAATAGATACCGGAACGACACCTTTACCGTCTTACGGATATTTTAGTAGTAGAACTCGTGTTGGTGGTTATGATCAATCAACCGGTATACAACAGGCTGGAGTTTGGAGCGTGTATTCTGGTTTAAATGCGTCAATATATAGTCCGACTATATATATAGGAACAACATTTGGTTGGGGAGGCGTTCAAGGATTAAACCAAGCTAATAAAACTAATGACGTTCATATATCTGCAGATAATATGATACGCTTATTATGCGATGATGTATACGTCCAGCAAGACATTGACATCGTAAGAGCCTTAGGGGTCAACGGAAATTATGGAACTGCTGGTCAGATATTAACTTCAGGAGGAGCAGGAAATGCTATGACTTGGACTCAAGCTGGGGATCTGCAAAGCTGGTCTGGGTTAAATCCACAGGGATTTAGAAGCGAAAACGAAATTGATATTATGGGGGGAGATATATACGTGGGTAATACTGGTGGGGAATGGAAAGAAACTGCACCGGGTATGCCGTGGAGCGAGGATTACTGGCAGTGGGGTAATGGCTATCACCAATCAACTAGGAATAATGGAAGTAATTATACTGGAAAAAATGAAATTCAAGGTAATGATGTATATATTAGTAGCACCACACCGTCAAATGTGCAGAATTATAGCGGTTTTATGCCCTCTAATCAAATTCGTCTTGAATCTATGGGGTCAGCCGGTTCGCAAGATCACAACCAGGGTTACAAACCTGAAATTCTTTTACTATGTGATAATGGTAATTCGAACACAACTGATTATCCCGGTGTTATGCAGGGAGGAAGCAGTCCATACGAGGGCATGTTTCCTAAACTTACTATACACGCTGGTAATTGGAACAATGGTACACACACGAGTAATCCTCAAAGTAAACAAAATGCCGGATTTCTTCATATGGCCGCTGGACACTCCGCTGCTGTACTATCTAGACGTGTATATATAGGAGTCTCGCAATCTATTTTTCAAAATAGAAACAGTCCACTGGGTTTAACTCACAATGGTTATGGGAGGGATTTCAACAGCCAACAATCAGGTGGGACTTATCCAAATTCTTTTGATCCTTGTGATGGACAATCCTTTACAGAGATTTTATCTCTTTCCAGTAAAGATATTGAAATAGTATCAAACAACGCAGTAGAATTTTCAAATTCGATAAAAGTACAAGGCACTTTCTACAATAGTGATGATAGACTTAAACATAACGAACAAGATTTGACAAACTCTTTAGAAATAATTAGACAGTTGAAACCAATGAAGTATCAAAAAACAAAGGAAATGAAAGAAGCTGACTTTAATGGTACATTAACCGAAGGTGAATACATAATTGAATCAGGTTTTATAGCACAAGACATCGTGAATGATATACCCGAATTAGCTTATTGTGTAACTGGAGGAGATGAGACTAAAACCGTCACAAATGAAGAAGGAATAGAAACACAAGTTAGTATAGAAAAACCATATTCTGTCAATTATAACAACATATTTACTCATAATGTTGCTGCTACGCAAGAATTAGACACAATAGTTACCAATTTACTTACCAAAATAGATATATTAGAGGCTAGAATAATCGAATTAGAAAATAAATAAATCGTAATTTAATTGCAAAAAAATATTAAATGTAAATAAATTTTATAAAACTACATAAAAGTAAATTATAATAATATTATAATGACTAATAAAGGCTATTATGCAGTTTTCCCTGAAAAACAGGTTATATCTTACAGTGAAGACAAAACAAAGACTTACGTAGACAACCTTAAGTTGATGGCAGCTCACACTTTATACGATAGACATGGACAAAAAATAAAACTCACCGATAAATTATCAAAACAATTAAATGTACCAGAGCCTCCTATTGGGTGGGCTGCATCTGAAAAATATGACGGAATTAGATGTTTCTGGGATGGAGAAAAGTTTATATCGCGAGGTTCAGGATTAGGAAAACCAAAAGTTTTTACATATGTTCCAGATTTTTTTACCATGGCTTTTCCACCAGGTGTTGCTTTAGATGGAGAATTATGGATTGGACGTGGAGAATTTCAAAAGACAAGTAGACTATCAACTCTTAAACCCGGTAAAACATACACATCCGATGAGATAGATGATATGTGGTCTACTGTTAAATTCAAAGCATTTGATATTCCATCAGAATCATCGCTATTTGAAGACCGTATGCAAATACTAGGTAAAATCATTAAAATATGTGAAAAATCCTGGAGAGAAGATTACCCAGATATGAACTTTCCTATTGAAATAACAGAACAAGTAAAGATTCAATCCCAAGAACACCTAAACAAAATTTACAATGAATTAACTTCAGCTGGTGCAGAAGGTGTCATGCTTAGAGCTCCAGGTTCTCCATACGAAACTAGAAGGAGTAAATATCTTCTAAAGTATAAGAAACAACAAGACGCAGAATGTATTGTATTGGAATACATTATGGGTGATGGTAGACTTAAAGGACTTCTTGGTTCAATAAAAGGAGAAATTATAATAGATGGGAAAAGAACAGGTGTTATCACTAATATAGGAACTGGATTTTCCGATTTACAAAGAGAAAACTACTTAAAGGAAGACTCTCCTGAATATATCCCAATCGGTTCAATTGTTTCTTTCAGTTTTATGGAAATGACTAAAGATGGAGTTCCAAGGCATCCAGTTTACAGAGGTATTCGAGATGACATTTCAATTTAATACATTTCATTATAATTTTTAATGTATATGTATATTATATGATATTTGATAACGAAGATTGTTACAATTACATCACTATAAATGAAACTAATAATCCTGTTATACCATCTTCGGATGTTACATTAATACTTATGATGGAGGGTTCAGAAAGATTTAAGTACGACCCATTTATTATGTCATTAAGTAAAAAAACTATAATTCAATACAATAAGGGATATAAAAATTGTGTAAAGGATGAAGAAGTTACTGCTACAACATCTGATATAACACATGCATATTATACAGCATTTTATTACTTAAGAGAATACAACAACGTAATTATTCTAGAAGAAGATGCTGAAATGTTTAGTAAAGATTTAAATGATTACAAATTAGTTAATAATTTCATCGAAAACGAAGAATTTAATTTATTTTCATTTGGGTCAATTGGTACATATATAGAATATAAACCAGATGAATTTAAGGATATCTATAGTGTAACCGAATATGCGTCTGCTCAATCTAATATATTTTCAAAAAAAGGCAGGCAAAAACTTTATAAAACAATTGGAGAGAACAAATTCCAGGGAGACATAGACACCGATTATATAGCTAAGTTAGACAAATTGTATAGTTATAAATATCCCCTTATAGTTCAACTCATGCCAGTAACAGAAAATATGAATAACTGGGGTGAAGATCATGGGGTTATTGTAAAAATTGGATGTTCTTTTATGAAAATATTTATTAAAATTTCTAAATTAGACAAAGACACATCAGGATGGAAACACATTTATATTTACAATAGACATAGGTGGTGGTTAAATTATTTATTTACAATATTAGGAATATACACTTTATATAAAATAGGTAAATGGATATACCCTAAACTGAAAAAGAAAAAATTAAAGTTTAAAAATAAATTTTACAGAAAATAAACTATATTAAAATAAAAAAATATAACATAATATTAACCAAAAGCATGGAATTATTACAGGATGAGACTTATAGACAGGTGTTAGCTAGTTATGAAAAACTTGTTAAAAATTCTCTAGCTAGAAATCAAAATTATGATATGAAAAAATTCATAGGAGGTCTTCCTGTAACAATGGAAAAACAAGATATGTCTACTATAAACAGTAAAAAACCAAACGGTAAAAGTGAATACACTGTAACACAAAAAGTAGACGGAACCAGAATGTTAATGTACATAGTGACTGTACCAGGAGTTAAAAACGGTAGAATGGTATATTTTATTGATAGAAATACAAATATCTACAGGGTGAGGAACTCGTCTCAGGATAGTTTAGATCCTGTAGACTCTAGAGAAATGTTAATAGATGGTGAAGTTGTGTTTTTTGATAGAGATAATAATAGTTATCCATGGTTAGACATCAGCAGGACTAAAGCAGTTTCATTTATGGCTTTTGACATACTATATGCACCAAACAACATAGACGTAATAGATGGGGAAAAGATTATAGGTCAAGATTCATCAATGGTGGTACCCGAAGATGGGAAACTTAGAACACAACCCTGGTCTTACATAAACAGGTATGATATACTCTATAAATTAATTATGCCCGGTAAGTTTAACAATGAGGAGCCTCTATTAATGACTTTTTTTAGAAATAAGAATTGGTTTAATGTAGAGATAAAACCTATCTATTTTCTCCATAATATAATGAATAAAGAAAAGTTATATACACCAACAGAAAATGGAGAACTTCAAAAACTTCTAGTGAAACATAGAAAAGATTTTTATAACATTATAAAAGAAAAATACAAAAAACCAATAGAGACATACATCAGTAAAAAAATTACACTAGACGGACTTATATTTACATCAGCAGATACTCTTTATAACATAGGTCCCTGGAACAAACCTGATACAACTCAGTTTAAATGGAAGCCAAATGAAGAACAAACAATAGATCTAATGATTGTAAAAACAAGTCGTGGAACTATTGTTAAATTTCAAGATAAAACTGGTGTTTTGCGCAATTGGACTAAAAAATCATTTGACTCATTCAAAGATGTCACAGTTGATGTACCAGATTATGTACAAAATAATTCAATAGTTGAATTTCAAGTGATTTCCAGAAATAACTTTAAGTTTAAAAACGTTAGACGTGATAAAAACACTCCAAATTCACTAAGAACTATTCTAAATGTTATAAGAAGTGTTGAAAATCCTATTGATATAAATGACATCTATTATTTTTCAAAACTTGGGACAGGTTCTACAATGGAAGAATTAAAAAAAATACTATCTTATTCTTCTAGATCAAGTCTTCTTAGGTGTATATCAACTTCTAACATGACTCAAATTTTAGATCCTTCTGATATAACAAATATACAAAAACAATTCAACCGAATAGGTTCTCAAGACATTGAAGTTGAAATGCGTTTAGGAAAAATTAACGACAAGGGGGGTTTTAATCCTAATATAGACCAGGATATTTACAATAGAATTGTAAAAGAAATAAATAATTACAATATGAAAAAGTCTATTGAATACTATGTTGACGCTTATTCTGATGAATTACCGGGTATCAGAACTAGACACATCTATTCAAATGACTTTAAAAAGTTTATTCTTTTAGACTCTATACTTAAGAAGAGAAATAATGATATAAACATAGATATGTCTAATTTATGGGAAAAAGACATACGAATCTCTACTTCAACTGAAACCAGAGTAACGGATTATGTTACATCGGGGAAGTATTACTTAAAACAAAGAACTTCATACCAGGATTCAAGTGATTCATTTCGTGTAGATTTCACATTGATATCGGATGGTAATTTTGTTGATAGAAATTTTATAGAGTATGAAAATCCCAATAGAAAAATACAAATTGAGATAGAAATATTAAAGAATAATATAAATATAAATGAGATGTTTGTATTTATAACTAATCTTATTAAATCTTAGAATATATTAAGTTATCTGTTCCATCGTAACGTAAAAATCCATCTTTAAAAACCCAATCTAAATTAGAATTAAAATAACTAGAATCAATTGGACTAAATTTAACAAGTAATATGTTCATTATTTCATCATATGTTTTCATATTAGTTGTTGGAGTTACATTTATTTTCTTTTTTATATTTAAAATTCTGTTACTAACTACATTTCCTTTATTATCTCTATTTATAGAAATTTTATAATAATCGCCTACTTTTATCCCAGATGGTATATTTCTTTTCAAAAATGTATAGCTTCTTAGGAAGTCTAAATCTTTATTGTCTATTATCTCTTTAGAGTCGTAACCAAATTTTATAGTTTCACCTTTTATTTCAAGAATTTGTAATACAATAGTGTCTTTATATTTGTCTTCTTCTCCGTAAACTATTGTTTTATTATCGTGTTTAAATACTAATTTATTTCGAGGATTAGAATTTATTATCTCATACGAACCTGATATAATATTTGTATATTCATCGGGTAGTATTATTATTTCATCTACGATAGAAGAAAATGTACCAGATTTAAATATATCAGCTATTATTTTATTTCTTTCCGTGTATGTGCGGTTTCTAATGTCTGTATTATTATAAATAATATCTATTATTTCATATTGATTTTTATCAAGAGTGTCATTATAACTTAAATACCCTTCAAATATAATAGTCTCGTTAAATGTATCAGATATATCTGAATTAACAGATAATAATTTGTCATTTATATAAAAGTTATTCTGAGGTGATAAAACAAGATAAAATTTATTACCATCAGGGCTTATCTTTCTAACATCAAATGGGTTTATAATTAACATAGGTATTGTATGATAAGTAAATGGATGATACTTTAAAAGACTCTTGGGATTTATCTTAGATAAGAATATATCAGTGTTTAATTTAATACTCCTTTCATTCATAATAGATATAGTATTCTTTTCTAATCTACCCTGTTCATTTATCGTTAGATTATTCATTTTTAAATTAGTAAGTATACAAGACAATAAAGAATCTCTGCTAAAAGAATTTAATCCAGGAAATATACGAGAATCTCTTTCAAAATCCTCACCACTTACTATTATTTTTTCTCCGTTGTGTTCTACTTTATATTTATTGGCTTTTTTACCTCCTCCTTCCTTTGCACTTAATTTTCCAATAACTCTAACCTTCTCAAATTTTCCATTTATTTTAACATTAGCTATTGAATTAGGTAGATTACTATTTGGAACTAATATACCAGAACCATAATCTACTTCATTTGTTAAATCATATCTTCTAGAATCGTCTTTACCTGGAAATCCATTTCTAAGATATTCTTTCATTCTTTCTATGGATTTACTGTCTTTTGTTTCACAACATGGATACCATAATTTATCATCTGGGTCAAAAACACCTTCGGGTTTTAGATATTGATAATTTGGGTCTGGACATGTTCCAGACCAAGAATATGGTTCTGGTCTCATAGATTCAGAGAAATTTCTAGGATCATTTCCGGTTTTTCTTGTTCTAGTTAGTCTGCATATTCTTCCGTTTGGTGCATAACCGGAAACTGTATTATATTCTTTTAGTTGTTTATCGGGACCTAATAAGCTTGCCATAACAAATAAGTCTTCATTTTCATCAAACATTTCATTTAAGACTCTTTCTAATTTATCGAATAAATCTATAGATATCTCAGAATCTTTATTACCACATAAACCGTCGTTTTTTTGTTTTGAAGTGCATTTAGAAATATTTAACATAACGGAACCATATTTATTGATTACCGCAGTTAATTTAAGTCCATCTGAAGGAACAACTACAACTTTTATATACTCCTTTGTCATTATTTCATTTCTAGTTTCTCTAGGTGAATAATATTCCCATTCTATTATTTTAAGACCTTTATAAAAAACTATAGGTGATCCATCTCTGGCTCTCTTTATTTTTGTATTAATAGGTGATTCTATTATTTTACCATTTATATCATATGGGTTAATAAAGTTATTTAATTCTATAAAATCGACCTGAGTTTTTCCAGGTATAATCTTTTTAATACTAAATTGACCAGATGCAGAATGAATATAACTTGTTCCAGGTATAATCTTATAAATTTGTTCAGTTTCCCCTGTTATTTCACTAAAAGCTTCATAATTAACTGCCCCACTTGAATTAATTCTTTGAATAAGTTCATTTATTAATGTTTCTTTTTTAACTGGGTCTATATTAATGTTTATAATATTTATAAGACCATTTTTACTTATTCTTATAGATGTTTTATGTTCATCTATTTCATGGGATATTATTAGATTATTTAAGAATTGAGTTGTATTAGTTTTAGGTGGTAATTTAGATGGACCTCTTTTTTTAACACGACCTTCATATTCAACAGTTGTCATTTTGTTTTCATGTTTTTCAATGTCTATTTTTCCGTCTTTCACATCTATTTCATCATCTTCTTCAATAATAAATAAGTCCGATAAGATTTCATCAGTTATATTACCTTTTAGAAACGATTCTTTAATTTCTGAATAATCACCTGAATAACTCGGGTCATTTAATATATAATCTCTAAAACCCCCGAGTGTTAAAAATAAACTTTCATCTCTAGGACGATCACAATTATTTGCATGATTTGAACCACCCAAACGTTGACATATTGAACAATATGTTCCATCTTGTATCGGTCCTATACCTGGTCTATTGTAATTTTCTGTTATTGTTCCGTCATCATAAACATTTTTCTTATATAAACTTAGTTTATAAAAACCTGTATCTCCCTCATCTAATTTAAATTTAGTTTTAAGAGTATCCAGATTTATTATTTCAATCTGTTTATCTTTAAAGTCGAATTTATTTATAAACATATTTACTCCATTTATTTTAACATTACTTGACATGTAAATTTAATATAATAATATATTTTATTATTTAAATATATTTAAAGTATAGAGACATTAAATTATTAATAAACATGACGACAAATGTTGATAAATTCAATACTTTATTTAATGAATTTATTGATAAAATAATAAATAAATATCCAGATGCTTCTCTTTCAGAATATAAAAAAGCTTTTACTCTTCTGAAGATTGCATCACCTTCAACACCCGCTAGTCTTTTTATGGCTGGGTGTATAGATTATAAAGATGAAATTAAGCATAGAGATGAAGCGTTTTTTATAAATAGTGACGCTATAAAAGATAAAATTAATAGTTTTTCCATAGAAATTGGTATAAATAAATACTGGAATGAACTTACTGATACAACTAAAACAGCTATATGGGATTACATTCAATCTCTTTTTTTATTGGGAGAACTTATAATCAAACAAAATCCATTTGAATTTAATAAAATTAGAAATTCTAGTATTCAAGACTATAAAGAAGAAATTTCTAATTTTCATATGCAAAAATTTTCTACAGACTTTTTAACAAAATTAAATTCTTAACATACAATAAATATGACCTCATATTGGTTTACTGACTTATGTGCTATATTTAATTCATTTTCAATAAATCCATTCTATGGAAGAGATAAAAATCAACAGTATAACTCTCTTACAAGACTGATAATAGTAGCTACTATAGTAGCAGCAATAAATTACCCAAAAGATTATGCAACTATATTATCAACTGGTATGTTTTCAATATTATTATCAGTATGTATTTATTTTATAACTCTTAATTCATCTAATTCTGTAGAGTCTAGAACTATACAAGATATACCTACTGATTTTGGAAGCGAGGAAGACAGGGGTGGGCTTACAAATAGAGGAAAAGAATTATTACAAGATTATAATACTAACACTAAGAATTCTATTTTAATTAATCACCCTACATTAGATACTGAAAATATTAAACATAGATTCATTTTAGATGGAAATAAAACTCCTGGTTTAATAAACGGTGAAGATGTAAAAAAGCCCGAAAATAAATTATTTGGTCAACAAATTATGACAGGGACTGTTAAACAATTAAACACCGTTAATAAAAATTTATCGCCAGTGTGAATGCAAATGTAAATTAATTTAAATAAAAATAAAATGTATATTTATATTAAACGTTATGAATTACGCTAGTGATGTAAACACGTTAAATCCTTTAATAGAGCATGCTCCTATGAGAGATAATAACATAAATTACGGGGGTTTAGATTATGGACATATAAATTCATTATCGTCTAATAATAAAACACAGCCAGTTGTTAGACGTATAGAACCTATGAATCACGTTTCTCATCAAAATGGAATAAGTCGTGAATTAAATGTATCTACTAAACAAGGATCTTTAGAGTATTCAATGAGAGATTCTAATATTTATAATATTTTTAAAGATATCGCGGATCCTAAAGTTGATACATACACTATAATGGAAGATACTGTAACAGATGATAATGAAATTACATATAGTCCTGCTCCAAGAGTTGGTGATAAAAATAGTGCACCATTCAGTACTCCAAGTAGAAATATAACAATACTAGAAACCCCGACTAGAAGTGGAGATACTCACCCTTCTATCTTACAGAATAGACAGGCTAGAATGCGTACAGGTGTAGGTAAAAATTAATTTAATTAAATGAATTTAATGAATTTAAAATTATTATATAATTATATTGTGTATCTATATAACTATATAATGTTTATGCAATCTAATGTAGGAACATATGAAGTAAGAAGAGATCCTTTAACTAGAGAGTTATCTATAACTCCAATGAGTCAGGCAGAATATTCTCTTAGGCAAAGTGAAGATTATTCATATAATAATATGATAGAAGAATTTGAAGAATTTGATAATATACATACATTTTTCTCAATTCAACGTGTTATAGAAATGATAAATAATATGGAGATGATGGTATCTAATATATCAAAACCTACAATTTCTATTGAAAATTTTGAAAAATTACAAAAATGTAATGATTTAACAGATTGTTCAATATGTTTTGAAAATAAGAAAGACAATATTAAACTAAATTGTGAACACATATATTGCAATAGATGTATTAAGAAATGGCTTACTGAAAAATCAAATACTTGCCCAACATGTAGAAAAGAAATTGTATTTAATGATGCGTAATTTTTGAATTAAATTAAATTAAATTAAAATATATCCATATAAATAAATGGAACTGCAAACAGTAGTAATATTTATCGTATTTTTATCATTTATTGGTATATATATTAATGTATATAAATCTCCAAACTTAAAAGATCCGGAGTTATTAAAACTGCCAAAAATGTTTAGAAGTAAACTTACTGAAAAGGAAGATTTAGACATCAACGAAATGTCAGCAGATGAACTTGCTGCTAGAATAGTTAGAGAAAAAAACGGGAAAAAAACTCAGTATAATGCGATCGGTGATGTAGTATCTCATGAAAAGGAATATAAAAATAAAGGTTTAACTGAGGGATTTATAACAACAGACTTTGATTCTCAAAATGTGTCTTCAGTTGGTACTAAAAGACCTTATCAATGGCATGGTGCATCATCACAAAGAGAGTGGCCAGATAACCCTAATCCCAATGCAGGACTTTCATATAATGTGTATCATCCATTAACTACAGAAGAATTAAAGAATATATCATCTAGTGATACACAAAATAATGTCACTAAAATGGCAGGTCCTAAAGTAAGAAAGGCGGCTGGAGAACAAACTGTAGGTGTTTTTATTGGAAAGGATAAAACGTATGACGAGTTAGAGAACAGGCAAAGTAATAAAGAAATTAATCAGGCAGTATCAATAATAAGAAACGCCACTGCAAATGCTAATAAACAATTTGTGGTTATGAATGATGTAGATAGAACAAAAACAGGTGAGCGTTATGGAATGAAGAAAAATAACGCATTATATTCTTATACTGATGTGAGGGTAAAACCAAACGTAAATGTATCTATGACAGATAAGGATGTTGCAAATGTAGCATCAAAAGATATAAAAATAGATCCCATGGGAGATTTAATAAAAAAAACATCTGAATTTATAAATTAAATAAAAATAATTATAATATAACATAATAATAAATGGAGCATAGCAGTTTTCCAACGGAATGGCAACAACCATTATATAGACTTAATAAATATTCAAAAGCTGAAATGCAAGATGAGACTAATAAATTAGATCATGACATTGTGACTGTAAGACCTAGAGAAAATATAGTTACATACGAACCCGTTAGACAAAAAACAAGAACTTTGCAACCAGGTCCTATAATAAAACCTCAAGTAAATAAAGATAGAAACTTTAATTTAGATAAAACACAAAAACCTGCATTAATGAGTATAAAACCGGATGATAGGATAATAGATATGTCTTCTACTCCAGGGTTTTCAATGGGTACTCAATACACACAGAGTCATAACAGGGAGTTTAATTACGTTGCTCCTAAAAATGGTATAATAAGAGCACATAGAGAAGTAAATAAACCAAAAGTAATAAGTCAAACAAATGTTGCTCGAGTTAATCCTAGAAAACTTCTAAGAAAGACTAATATGTTTGACACTGATAGAGAAATAACAAATTATACCCCTATACATTCTATAGAACAGCCTTCGGTAAGGGTATATAATATTCAGTAATTATTCTTAAGTTTTTATTATTTTAAATATTTCATCAAAGTTGTCTTGAATAGTTTTTTCAAAGCTAGACCTTAGTTTAATAAAACTTCTCTTATTTGTATCGTCTATAGAGTATTTTATTGTCTCTAGTGACAGTAATTTAACATCTAGTATTTCTAAAAATTTTTTATCATTGTTTAAATTTGATAGAAATTTTTTTGTAGATATGAATCTATCTCTATATACATTACTAAATGGTATTTTTACGATATACATATAGTATTTATTCCCAGATGGAGTTTTTGAAACTATACAACGACTAGGTTTTATAATTTTTTTAATATCTAGTATATCCCCTATACAGCCAAGAGTTTCTTCCCATGTTTCTCTAGCAGCAGTATTTTCAGGGTCGCATTTATCTGATAATTCTACACCTCCTCCAAAATTAGACCATCGATTGTCTTTATCCTTACCTAAAAAAAAGTAAGGTGTATTATCAAGAGATTTACAATAAAAAAGAACCCCACTCCCATATCTTATATTATTTTGTATCATTATATAATTTATTATTATTTAGTTTTAAACTGTTTAACTTAAAAATATAATTTATTGTATAGAATGTATGAATGAAATTATAAAAAAACAGAACATAAATGGACCAATGGGTGTTTTATTTTCACGTTCCCAAGTACTTAAAAAAAATAATGATACTAAATATAGTATGAGCGCAAGTGTTCCAAATATTAAGTTAGTAACAGAAGAGTCTGTAAGACCCGTTGTTAAATTAGACAATAATGTAAGAATAAATGATATAGATTTAGTTAAAGATAAAGATGATGACAAAGATTCTGTATCATCTGGTAGTACAGTAGAGGCAAAACCCGTTGAACCTAAGAGAAGTTTTGGTAAAATAAAACCAAGTCTTAAATCTAAGTCAAAATTTAACCCAGAAGATTATCAAAATTTTGTAAACAATTCAAAGACAAAAGATCGTAAAAAAGATGAATCTTCAGATGATGAATCTGAAAGTGGTAGCGAAAGTGGTAGCGAAAGCTGTAGCGAAAGCGGTTCCGATGATTATTCGGATGTTTCATCTCAAAGTAGTTCGGGTAGTGAATCTAAAACTAAAAATTCTAAACAGGAAAAGCAAAAAATTTTATTACAACTTGTAGCACTTGAGAAGAGAGGTGTAGAATTAACAAAAAAATATTCTATGTCTTCTAAATTAGACGAATTAAAATTCGAATTGAAATTACATGAATCAAATGCTGAAAAAGAAGCGGGTGTTAAACTACAGCAAAAAATTTTACTAGCTGCAGTGTATGGATTAGAGATAGCTAATAATAAATACGATCCTATTGGAGCTAAACTAGATGGTTGGTCTGAGTCTGTTATGGACAATATTGATGATTATACAACTATTTTTGAGAAACTATACGACAAGTATAAGAGCAGGGCTGATCTCCCACCTGAATTACAACTTTTGGTTACATTGGTTGGTGGAGCGTTTATGTTCCATACAACAAAGACATTATTTAGTTCTGCGATGCCTAGAGGGTTGAATGATACTCAATCTGCAGAAATAATGAAAAATATCAGTTCTGCTATGTCTAAGGAAGCTCAACCCCATGTATCAAATGTATCAACATCGGAAATAACAGGTCCTTCTTTAAATTTATCGAATATGTTTCAAAAATCTGATGATGCATCATCAATAGGAACCGTTGAAACATCAAAAGAAGTAACTATTAATCCAAGGGGTAAAAGAGCTATAAATCTTTAATTATTTTTTTAAAAAAAAATATTTACATTAAAATAAAATGAAAGAATCTAATATGCAGTTACTATTAGCACTTGCTGCTGCAGTAATAATTTATCTTCTTATGAGACCCGCGTGTGCACCACCAGTAGGAGCCGGTACTACAGGTACTACTACAACAGGTGCAACCGCCCCTGGGACTACCGCCACCACCGTTGAAAATTCGCTTACTGCACTAAAAAATGCTATAGGTGTACAGGGTAATATGCGTAGAATGGTACCCCGTGAAGACAGGCAGAGACAAACAACCTTAGTTGGTATTGGAGAGCACTGTCCACCTGGTTATTCTATGGCTCCCAATGGATTTAATCTATCCAACGGTGGTTGCCATGTAACATGTGGCGGTAACGGTCCATGTGGAGTTGGTCCAGAGGGACTAGATGATAATGGAGTACCGGTCCCACAGAGGTGTTGCCAGGAAGACATTTAAATTTAATTAAATAATAAAATAATTTGTATAATATAAATAAAACACGAATGACTTTATTTTACTCTAATGTTCAAAATAAACAACGCAATTCTTTATATTCTTACAATCCTAGTGCTGTAACAGGTTCATCTTTTAATCCAGTAGCTGCCGTAAGTGCTATTGTTAGCGGACAATCAGAATCCCGATTCCAAAAAAATGAAAATGAAATTCAAAATGAAAATGAAAATGAAAATCAGGTTCAGAATGTAAATAAACCAAATACTGGGATGAAACGATCTAAACAATTTAATCCACTAGGTAATACTCTTAAGACTATGTACGATAATGCAACTAAAAGACACGCTGTTATTGTAAAAAGATTGGACAAGATAGAAAATTTTATGCTATTAATTCTTATAATTGTAGCTCTTATAGCTATTAAACTTTATGAAAAATAAACAACTTTAGAACTTAAGTTAAGTAACGTGTATCTACTATTATTATAGAATGATTTTCTAAATTCTTCTATAGTTAAAGTTCCTCCATAATCTTTCAAATTTAAAATAGATGGTGCTGGATTTATTTTAAAATCGTAACCAAATAATTTTCTATAAAATTGACCCACTAGATGAGATTTATGTTGAAAAATTTTATCATTTATACAATAACTTTTCACGCAATTAGGAGAACAAAAATTACCAAATAGTTTATATCTATCAGTTTTAGTACAATAATCTATAGGCAAATAGAATGGTTTATCATTGAAAAAATGATGACAGTTATAACATTTTAAATCATGCTTTATATTTTTTTTATTGTCTTTATTGTAAAGTGTTAATTTTTTAGATGTATCAAGTTTAAAATTACAGTTGTCCTCTTCATCACTTGAAACAGTTAATCTACAATTGTCATTTGTACTATTTACAAAAAAATCAGATATATTAGTCTCACTTGTTTCTTTATCATGGACTTCAATAAAAATATTACCGAATTTTAGATTATTTGTTTTATAATTGTCACTATTTATTTTTGGTGTTTCTTTTACAGGAGTTACATCATTTGGTTCTTCTATAAGATTATTCTTGAATGGAGTAGTTTCAAATTTTTTCTTTCGACCCCTTTTTTTAGGTTTATTATCTACATTTTCACTCATTTATAAATACATTTAAAGACTCTTTATATTTTTTATTAAATTGTAATGTGGTTTTTATATGGTGTTACATTTGCATGGGTTTTAGCCCATCTTACACAGGCTGCTATAAATCATTTTATGTTTAATGTAAATCCTAAGAAAAGTTTAGATACATTTGAAAGAACTGAAGATCGTGATGAATATACTCTTTTGTGTTATGTGATTAATTATGAAAATGGAGAAATAGAAGTTTTGGGTGAAACAACATTAGATGAAATCGAACAAAAAGATGAACTTAATAAAATAGACTATATAACTATTAAGTATATGTTTAATGGAAAGTTAATGAAATACATCACAAGACAAATGGATATCGAATTTCCTATTTATAATTTTAATGTAGAACCAGAAAAATACACTTATTATCCAGAGCTTATGTTTCTTAACAACCGTGATGTAACTGATTACGTTAGACCTTATCTAGGACCTTTGTGTAATTTCTACGGAGATCGTGAAGAACCCGTTAAACTACAAGATGCTTTGAAAGAACATCCTGAATATGATAAATTTAATTTTGACGAAGGAACTTTTATTATGATATCTAATAAAACTAAATTCTATGGTAGAAAGATTATCTCAAAAGAGCTTCCGTGTAATCATCTAGTATGGAAAAGACATGCGGCTGTTGATCCAAGGGATGAGGAAAAATTGCTTTCGGAAAATGAATTGATAATTTAATTAATTCATAATTTAATTAATTTAAAAAAACTAGAATATATAATATTATTTCAGAATAATGTCTTTTACTAATTCTGATGTGATATTTACATTCAAAACGGTTCAAACAAATGCAATAAGAATTCTATTTGAGTCTTTAAAAAACATACTATCAGATGTTAATTTTAAGGCTGATTCTACAGGGCTTAAATTAACTGCGGTTGATGGAACAACTAGTGCCATAGTTAATCTAATGTTGTATTCGGAAAAATTTGAAGAGTACATCTGTGATGACCCTATAAATATAGGTATAAGTTTAGCATCCGTTTTTAAGATATTAAAGGGTATTAAAAATACTGATACAATTTCATTTACTATTTTAAAGTCTGATCAAAATAATATGGTATTAACATCGCAAAACAGCGATAAAAAATCAATAATAAGAAGTAAAATTAAATTACTTGATATGGATGAAAAAATATATAATATACCTGATATTAATTTTGATTCTTATATTACAATGCCTTCTTCAGACTTTCAGACTTACATTTCAGATCTTTCAAATATATCTTCCGAAATAGAAATAAAAACTAATTCGGATAACATGACTATGACAGCTAAAGGAGACTTTGCAGAACAAAGCATAACAATAAATGAAACAAATGATAAAGTATCAGATAAAAAAAATGAAAACAGTGGGTTATATAACATTAAATACATCCAACTGTTTACAAAATCAACTAATTTATGTGGAACTGTAGAAATTTATTTAAAGACTAATTATCCACTTACTATTTTATATAATGTAGCAAATTTAGGTGTTATTAAATACTGCCTTGCTCCAATTTTATAACTGGCTTAGAATAACATCCACACGATGTCTTTTTTAATTTATAATACAATTTCATCATAAAACTTTTAATTGTTTTATATATAGTTTTATACATTTGAGTGTTTTTAAGAAGCTGAAGAGCTATATCTAATTGTTTTTCATCTATTTCTATCTTATACTTTTTGGTTAATAACTCATCAACGCTTATAATTATAATGTTTTCTATAGAATCGGGTGTAAAATCTTTAAATAATTTTTTATTATTATGTAAAAAGGTCATTAAATTTAACATAAGAGGTAAGTAGTCTATTTTACCATCTTTTAGTTCTTCTTCGAATATATCCAGTAAACCGTTCACTAGAAGAATGTTTATAAGTTTAATATAATAATCATTTTCTCTTAATTCTAAGACAACCGCCTTAAACGTTTTCATTTCATTTAATTATATTATATATTATTATATATAACTAAATGAATAGAGAATTATTAAACGGTTTAGTATTATCATTTATAATCACCGCAGCCTTTGATCTTGCTTTAAATTTATTACCCCCTCATCTAGGAGGTGCAACTAGAATTAGAGAATATTTTAATCATCATACACCATTAGCAGCAGCTCTTATAGCCGGTTTTGTCGGTGCAGTAACTTATGCAGTTATTTATGCTATTTATTCAGGGTCTCCTGCGCCAACTTCGTACAATTTTTTTGTAATATTCTGCATTAGCGCATTAATAGGAACTCCTATGAGATACTCTGGTTTATTCCCATATCTAGATAAATATTATTATCAGGTTATGCCTAGAATACAATCTTATATAGCAGATGGGTTGTCCGGGCTTATGGTTTCACTTGTTTATTATTATATCTTAGGGGAAATTGAGCCCCTAACAGTCGCGATTGGTGGATTTACTATAGCAACCATTTATTCATTACCTATTTAAATTGAATTTATTATATAGATTATATAATAAATGAAATACTTATACGATTTCTTTAGTTCAACCAACTGTAGAGCCGTATTATTATTATGTTTTATTCTATTAATACATATGTATATAAAAATAAGAGAATACACACACGAATTAAATATGATGACAGAAGAGGAAATTTAATTAAAAAATAAAATAATAATATATGTTAAATATTAAAATGAGTACTGAACCACTATTAACAAAACCTAAATTTAGTATGCCAAAAATTAAACTCGGTGAGAAACAGAGAGCATTCTTTGCTAGTAACAACTTTTGGCACATATATTTGCCTCTTGGAGCGTTCTTTATATTTGTACCATTTATTTACTGGTTTTTGAACTACGGTCCACTTACGCGCGTTGCCCCAAGTCCGATGCATAATACAAGAGTTTCAAAGAGAGACATTGGTAATAGTCACAAGGAAATGATGTTTAGTAACAGGAATATGAGACGAAGAAATAGTTATAACCGTCAGCAAAATAAAACTGTAGGCGGGGATGAATTTGGTGGATATTATGGTATTCACCCAAGAGGATTTTCACAGGGTGAATCCAGAATGAAACCTAAACTGGGTCAATCCATTGAAATTGATCCAGGCCTTGACGAAGAAGAATATGAAGACTTTATCGATGGCGTACAAGAGATAGATGCGCGTAATAGAAAAAGACTCTCTAAATCAATGCACACTGGAAATGGGGTAAATAATACTGGACATATACAACAGGTTAGTGAGATAAATACAGCTACAAATCTATCATCCAGAAATGATTTTACAAGCGCGTTTGGGAGAAATAGTGGGCATAGAAATATTAATAGATATATCCAACCGCTTGAACCCAGGGGGGTATCAAGAGATGCGCTAAACTTCGCAAGTATCACGAAATAAATATTCAAGGGGTAATTCAGGGCATTCTTTTAAATTTCGTGTTTTATTTTCAGGATGAGTTATATTAAAATTTCTTGTCCTATAAAATGATAGTCTTTTTTTATTCCAATTATTAAATATACTAATACTATCATTTAAATCTATCACAACGGGTAGATTTTTGTTTACTTTTCTTAATATTCTTCCAACGGCTTGTTCTATGTTACATTTGGGAGAAGCTAAAACTAATGTATCAAGTTCTGGGTTATCATACCCTTCTGAAGCCATTTGATACGTTGCAACTATAACGTCGCATTTATTTGAAATATCCAGTTCATCTTTTTTCATACCTCCGTAATATAAACCAGTTGTGTAAGATTTGTTCTTTAATTCATGTGCTATCTTTTCACAGTGAGACTTTCTATCTGATAATATAAGTATTTTACGCTTTTCCTTTACATGTTCTTCTATTAGTCGTATTATAAGAGAATTTCTACATCCTATTTCTGTTACATTTGTAATACTCGCGGCACTGTTTACTTTACCATTAGGTAGGTATTTAATAGTGTTTTCAGGGTGTTCATAAAATGTATAAATCTTTATTATAGGTTCTATTACAAGTAATTGTACATTTACTGCTACATCACCTAAAAACCAACTAAGTGTATGTTCTAATTTATCCGTTCTCTTTAAAGTGGCTGTTAAACCTAGGTTGTATTTTGATCCTATTTTATAAAAAGCGGATGAAAATACTTTTGAGCAATAATGATGTGTTTCATCCCAAATAGAAAGAGAAAAATCATTAAATGTATCTTCCGGATAATCTTTCATGGAAATACTTTGAATCATTCCTATACATAGATTTGGTTTAGTGTTTATAACCTTACCTTGTATTATACCCGGTTTAACTCCTAAAAATTTTACTATTTGTTCTTTCCATTGTTCTAAAAGAGTTTCTTTATTTACAAGAATTATAGTTTTAACACCCAAAAGTGATGCAATATATAGAGAGGCAAACGTTTTTCCCCAACCAGTGTATAAACACGCTATACAAGATTCTTTTAATGTTAGCTCTTTGTGTATAGTATTTATAATTTCCCTTTGGTAATCTCTAGGATTTCCATTTATGTTAATATTACAAAAATTTACTTTGTTTTCTATAAGTTCGCCTTCTTTAGAAAAATGTTTTGGTATGTACATGAATGTAGAAGTAGATGTAGATGTATCTAACTTGTAAAGACAATAGTGTATTGGAATAGGGGCTCCGGGTATAAAAGGAGTAACAGTTAATTTTTTTTTAAGTTCTGCACTCTGTTGACATTTTCTACCCTTCATGTTTTACAATTAATTTATTTTTTTTAACTTTAAATATGTTGTTTATATTATAAATGATAAACACTTCTCCAAATGTTATTAATAAATGTTTAATAGCTTCTATAATAGCTGTTTTAATTAATATAATATATTCTTTCTCGGTTCTTCCTTTTGCAACATCTGAACAGATTGTTCCTACATATGGAGTAGAAAATTTGTCTTACTTTTCACAGATGGTACACCTTCTTATATTAGACAATAGGGCTTTGTTTGCAAGCTCAATTCTTACATTTAATCTTGTATTCATATCTGTTAATATGGCTTTAACGATGTAATTAAATACAACAATAAAAATATTAATAATATAAAAAATTAATTACATTTAGTTATATTATTAATATGAATTGTAAGTGTGGAGTTAGGTGTTTTATGTATCAAACACTTGAACCAGCTGAAGATTTTTATCAAAGAGTTTTAATATATAGTTGTGGTATATACATCTCTGATGGTAAAAAGAAAACTAAGTGTGATTTTTACAATAAAAAAATATTAAAATCTGGGATTATTATTGATACTCCCTCTATTATAAAAAAGGATTACGATAAATACATGCAAAGTGAAGACGTATGTGTGGATAAAAAAAGTAGAAAAGATATTGAATCAAATATTCATCTACTTAAAATAGGACAAGATTATCAAGTTAATATTTCTAATTATGTGTCATTAATAAATTATAATTTAAGAAAACTCCAGTATAAACCATTTTTTCCAGATAAAGAAAGTGTTGATAGTTTGATTAAAAGATTAGATTCTAAACCAGATGACATAAGAAAAATTGTAGTGTTTCCTACTAAAAGTAAACCTAAATGTAAACCTAAATGTAAACCTAAATGTAAACCTAAAAGTAAAACTAAGAAGACAAATAGTAAATACGTACAAGATATAATAAATTCAGACATCTATAAATTTATAGACGATAGCGAAGAAAGTGATGTTTCTGATGTTAATGAAAATGACAACGACAACGAAAATGAAAATTATGTATCAGATATAGATTATGATACGTTTGATGATGACGAATATAACGAAGAAGAGGCGTTCAGTGATTAAAATAATTACCTAATTAATATAATAAAAAGATGTTATCATCGATATTAAATAATGAAACAAAAGAAGAATTTAAAAATGTAGTAGATGTTTTAGTGTTCCCTGTTAAAATTTATTGTATATTACTTTTATTATTCATTCTAGTGTTAATATTTGAATTATATATATTAATTAATTTAAAAAAATCTAAAATAATAAGTTAAATGTTAGCTGTCACAGACGAAGAAATTCAATATTTTAAAAAGGATATTACAGATTTTACTAATATAGAAAGACAAATAAAAGAGTTAAAGGCTAAAATGAAACCTTTTCAGGATAAAATAAGAGAACTTAATAAATTGAAAGAGACTAAAAAGGAAGAAGTTATTAATTTTATGGATTGTAATAAATTAGATATGTGTAATACAGATGATGCTTCTTATGAAATGAAAGAAACTAAAAGTACTAAGACAGTAACTAAGGGAGACGCATATGATAGAATATATAAGTTTTTTTCAGAAGATTATGATAATATCAGGGACATGAGTGTAGAAGAAAAATCTAAGTATCTACATAATTACATTTATGTGCTAGGAAGAGAAACAACTACGGTAAAAACTCTAAAAGCTAAAAATTAAATAATGGTTTATCTTCTATATCTGACATGTCTTCTGAACTATAGTACATATCATTTTCTTCCATCTTTATTTTAGAAATCATTTTAATGTATGTATCTTTTGTTAAATTGGTTATATCATTGTTTTTATTTGTCTTAATTAATAATATGTCTCCATAAAATTTATCATCTGTAAAAGGAATTATATGTATATTCATTTCTTTATCTATTTTATTATATAGGATAATATAGTCATTACACTTATTGTAATATTTATATTCTTCAAAATCATTATTTTCTAGACTAAACTTAGTATTCTTAAGTTTAATTTCATCTATTTCACCATTCTTTTTTAAAAGAAGTCCAGTCTTCATTATACATAATTTGTATTTTATTATACAGGTTTTAACGTGTATACATTGATATAAAAAATTTACTTAAAAAAATATATTATATTAATTTATACTACCCGATGTCTATATATGAAAATAACAGAGACTGGAATAATAATGTAAAAGAAAAAATTAAAAATGCAGATCGTGAGGCTATATTTCATTTTTTCGAAGAATTAGATAAAAAATGGAGTATAAATTCTTCAAGTATGGGTGATATAATGAAGAGTTGTTTTAGTTCTTTGAATATGGATAATTTAGATACAATAGATATCGGTATTTTGAAAATAGAATTAGATAAAGCCATGTATGAAACAACACTGGTTTTTACTAAATTTAAAAAACTTATACCAGAATATGAAGAATATTCTGATAGGTGGAATAAGATATACGAAGTTATTTTCTACGGAGAGAGACTGATCCGAGATGTATATTTACTACATAAAACATGTGATCCTGAACATAATTCATTGTCAAACGAAGACCCGGATATTCTATTTAAATATGCTAGATTTAAAGATGATTCTAAAAAGACAGCTTATCAGTGCCTTCTACTGTATATGATTGAACAGTTTTCAGAAGATGGGTTTGCAAAGTTCAATGGAAATCTATATAGACCACTGATAAAAAATGGTAATAATACTCATGCATGGGAAAAACTTTGTACTATTAAAGAGTATTTGTATCAAAAAACAGATCATAAGATAAATTTTAATCAATGGAAGAATGCAACATCAAATGCTGGAAATATAAACTCAGCGGAAAAATACTTTAATGAATTTATGGGTCCAGAACTACCAGAACTTAAAAAGGATAGACATCTTTTTGCATTCAAGAATGGTAATTACATTACGAAATATAATACTTCTCCAGAGGGAGAAACTCCTTACTATGAAGACGTGTTTGTTCCTTATGGACAGAAGCATCCTTACATAACAAATTTTTCAGTTGCCGCAAAATACCATGATCAGACCTTTAATAACTTTGATGACATTGAAGATTGGTTTGATATTATTCAATATTGCCCAACTTTTAAGAGTCTCTTAGATTACCAAGAACTTCCTGAAGAGGTTCAACGATGGCTTTGTGTTTTTATGGGTAGAAAGCTTTTTAAAATTGGAGATCAAGATAATTGGCAATGCCTACTGTATCTATTGGGTCAGGCTGGTACAGGTAAGAGTACAGTTCTTATGAAAATTTTGCAAAAATGGTACGACGAAGAAGACGTTGGTATTATTTCAAATAACATTGATACTAAATTTGGTATTAAACCTCATGTAAATAAGTTTATGGTATTGGCACCGGAGATTTCCGAAAATTTTAAAATGGAGCAAACTGATTGGCAGCTTCTTGTAGAAGGAGGAAGAAACACTTACTCAGAAAAGTATAAAAACGACGAAACTATTGATTGGACTCTGCATATGACAATGGGTGGTAATAAAATTATGAGATACAAAAATAACTCCGAAAGTGTTTCTAGGAGAACAGTTGTTGTAAATTTTTGGAAAAAGGTTACAAAAACAGATACTGCCATAGATAAGAAATTGGCTAAAGAACTTCCTATTATTATGAAATTGTGTGTATCTGCTTATTATTCTGCTGTAAGACAGTATGGAATTAGGGGTATCTGGGATATACTCCCTAGATATTTTCATGAGAATAAGGAAGATATGGAACAAACTACTAATGCACTACAAAACTTTCTTAAGTCTGGTAAGGTTGTATTTGGTGATAAACTTTACATACCCGCGAAAGTATTTTCTCAAGAATTTAATGAACATGTTAGAGAAAATAATCTAGCAAGAGAGCAGTTCACAAAGGATTATTATGGTGGTATTTTTACAAACAATGGAATAAAGGTAATTCAACAGGGTAGCAAGGAGTATCCACGAGGTTCTGGGATTATGCTGAAAAGAACTATGTTTTTTAAGGGTATTGATATAATTAATCAATCCAATGACGACGATGATCCTGAATAAACTATTTTACGTTGATATTACATAAATATAATCCTATATTATAATAAATGCCAAAGACAGTAGATCCAACACCTGATGTAGATGTAATGAATAATTCATCTGATAGTAATTCTATGATTTATATTGTTGTACTTATATGTATCGTAGTAATTGGTTCTTTTTTTATGTTTAAAGTCTATAAAAGATTACAAAAACTAAATGATGACGTTATTAATATTACTACAAAAGAAGACAGCCTAGACAGTAATTCTAAAGAAAACAGTAGAAAACTAGACATTCTAGCTGAAAACTTAAGGAGGGTTGAAAATAATGCTGTAAAAACATCAAATGTACAGAATATTGGTAACTTAGACCCCCCTAAGCATGTAGAAATATCTTTAGATCAAAAAGAGACTAAGGTTTTAGAAGATATAACAGAAGAATAAATCAATAACAACTTATTGTATTTTTCATGAAATTCGAATTGGTTATATTTTTAACACTTTCGAATTCATCATTGTCTACATATAAATTCCAATTTATTTTATTTAAAACCTGTTTTTCTAAAGGTCCTCTTCCTGATATTTCAAAATCACATATGAATTTATTTGATAATATTATACACGTTTCAATAAGGTCTTTTATATTTTTACTATTAATATCTGAATTAGAATTTTTATACCTTCGAAGGTATATAAGTGTTAATATTATACTATCTGTTTCAAATATATCATTATCTTGAAACATATTAATTATCATTTTATATATACCTCTTGTGTTTTTATCGTCTTTAAATGAAAAATCTAAGATATTATTTATATTTGAAATTGTTAACATATTAATATAATATTTCATTATTATTTAAAATTTTTATTAAATATTTAAAAGTCTTAAAGTATAGATTTATATCAGAACCGCCTGTTAAAATAATACTTCCAGGTCTAAATATAGCAACCGTTAATTTATTAGCTGTTTCTGAATCTTCTATTTTTATATTTATACCCGGGTATTTACTTGGGTTAAACGAGTATCTTTTTATAATAGAATCCTCTTCTAAATTTAATGTATCACATAAAACATTCTGTTTGATGTTTTTTGATATTTTAAAATCGGAATTGATCATACATATTCTAAGATCTGTGATTTTTGAAAATTCAGGATTTAAAAATGCTTGAACTTCTGTAAGTCGTCTATATATTTTTCTCACTGCATAAGTAGCTGACATAACATTCAATACACCAGCTAATTGTATATTTCCATTTTTAAATATTTTTAAAGATATTCTTTTTTTATCTTGATATTTTACTGTGATATATGTATTTATACAATTATAAAAAACTTTAGAATCTTCGTTATTAATAAATTTCTCTTTATATAAAGGTAAATCTATAATAGAATTAAAGTTGCAGCATATAGTCATTGTCGAAATAGACCATTTTTTGAATATATCAATAGAACCTAAATCATTATAAGATCTTATTTTCTCATAATCTTCAAAAAATGTTTTAAAATTTTTATGACATATACAAGGTGTGTCTATGTATTTTTTCTTAGGATCGCATATTTCACACATATGTCTCTTTATATCTCTTTATATACAGTTTCTTTATATTCGTATTTTTTAGCAATTTATCTGGTAATTAATCCAAATAAATAATTTTTTATTAAATTGGCTAAAGAAGTCTCGCTAGTTATACTCTGAATACACGCTTCTAATACCATATTACTATTATAATTAGAATGATTTTTTATTAAAAATCGTGCATAGTAAATAATTCTTGGTAAGATGTGACTATATAAATCTAAATCATTTACGGTCAGTGGTTCTAATGTATTTAACTCTGTTATTATATCATACATACAATATGTTATTATATTTAATTCTACATCCCGTTGCATAGTCGGTGATACAATAACTTTAGTCGTATTCTGACCGTAATAATAAAGTATAAGCTTATTAATTTCGGATATTTTTTTATCTGTTATTTGTACTCTTGTACAAGGATCTTTGAAGTTATCGGTTTTTTCTAGGTATTTAATAAAATTATCAAAATCATAATAGAAAAAGAAATTATCAACCTTTATAGATACGAAGGGATAACTTAATTTTTCTAAAGATATTTTACATGTATCATCTTTCATTAATTTTTTTCTAAATTGTCTTTGTATGTAACTTACTGTTTTAAAATCATTCAGTTTATTTAAAAGTTGAAATTTAGTACATTTACTTATATATTTTAATTTATTTATTTTACATAATTTTTTTAACACCTTATAAGATAATATTGAATTAAATTTAATTAACATAATATAATAACCATTAATTATATTTTTAAATTTATTAAAATGTTTAAAAAAATAATTAATAGTAGTGTAAATCATAATGAGTTCATTTAGATTATCTAAAAAAACAGTACATAGTGATTCTAGAATGTCTATAAGTGCAAAACACAATAAAACAATAAATAAAATAGAAGCCGAAAATGATAATCTACCAAGATACAAAAAAGAATTAAACGCATTAATAAAATCAAGAAACAATAAACAAACGAGTAAAATGTTAGATGTAGACAAAAGAAATGAAATAACAGAAATAGATGCAAAAATTAAGGAGTTAAATAATAAAATAAATTCGATAGAAAAATGTGAAAAATTAACAGATTATTTATTCAATTCTATTGATTTTATTAAAAATATAGACGGTATCGAATATACAGAAAATAATGAAAATAAGAGTGACGGTATTTTTAAATACGTATCAATGGATATGGAAAAGAAAAATGAGGAAAATTATAAAATGTATATGAAACAATGTTTTCCCGAAGAAATCAATAATATAGAATTCTCTACAAATACATATACTTGTAAAAATTGTTTAAATAATACATTTCAGGATAGTTCATCTGGGTTAAATATATGTTATTCGTGTGGGTTAACAGAGGTTAATTCTGTTTCTCTTACACCAGAGTGGAATGTTTCTGAAACTCATGACTTTATTAAACCTTATAGTTATAAAAGGACTAGTCATTTTAAGGAATGGATAACACAGATACAGGGTAGAGAAGGTACTCACATCCCTGATAATATTATAAACATGATAATAAATGAAATAAAGAAAGAGAGATTAACTGATAAGAGTTTGATAACATATTATAAAATCAAAGAATTTCTTAAAAAATTAAAATTAAACAAGTATTATGAGCACATACCAAATATAATCCACAGAATTACAGGAAATAAACAGCTTATTATTTCACAAGAACTCGAGGATAAATTGATTGATATGTTCAACAAAATACAAGATCCTTTCACGAAACACTGTCCAAAAGAAAGGAAAAATTTTTTAAGTTATTCTTATACACTATATAAATTTTTTGAACTATTAAATAAACCCGAATATCTTATATATTTCCCCCTTTTAAAAAGTAGAGAGAAATTATTCGAACAGGAGAGAATATGGTTTTTAATATGTAAGGAATTAGATTGGCAATTTAATAAATGTATCTGATATATATTTAATACATGGCAAGGGACGACGCACCACCCTTGAAAAGAGAGGTTGTCTCACCTACGCATGTTACGTTAACAGTGGTGGCCTTAGCGTCCTTCGAGAAACTTAGTACAAGTCTAATATTGTCAAAACGATTAAGGGGTACCGACGAACCACCATACGCACGCGACGCTAGGGGGAAGACGTAAATAGACTTTCTCGACTGATCGGGATCTCTCATGTTATTACCCATGATATTATCAAGAGAATTAGCAATTAGACCGAGCGATGCAGCAGTTGTACCGTCTAGTAGCTGAGCATCAATTGTACCCGAGAACGAGGACGAATTGAGCTTGAGCTCAGCACTATCTAAACCACAACCAGCTTCGCCGGTTACGGTAATGATAAAGTGCGACGAATACAAAGAGAAATGATCTAGATCAAGTGTGTAGTTCTGCTCAAAACCAGCCTCCTGAGACTTGTTAACGTTCTGAGTCATCTTAAGACGCTTGGGGATACCAGCGGGCTGTGTCTTCATCATCTCACGCTCCTCGTTACACATAATCATGCAACGACCGTAAAGCTTACCGGGTTCAATAGTAACCTGGGAAGCAGTTGGGATGATGCTCTCATGAGAATCAGTGAATACCTTAGAAAGATCGTCGGTAAAGTATACCTTAATCTTAACAGACTGGTGGGGAGCCGCCGCCATTAGGTAACCATTCTCTGTATTCTCGGTGAAACCCTGTAGCTCTGGAGCCATGGTTTTAGTTAGAAGTGGGAGACGAAGGAACATGCTGCGACTCTGTGGGTTAGCATCAGAAGCTGGGACTTCCTGGAAACCACCGGCTAGGGTAGACTTACCGGTGTTTACAAGAGAGTCTAGGGTGTAACCACTGGTTCCATTGTAGATGTAAGAATCGTTAGCATTTCCTAGACTTGGAGCACTCTGGTATGAGTGCTCATTAGAATTACCTTCAGTGTTTAGATGATTAGGTTCGTATATAGCAGCTGTTCTACCAGCTGTATCTAATTCAACACCGTTTGTGTTTACAAAACCGTTTGCCTGAGTTCCGAAACGCTTGAAAACACCCTCACCCATCTCAGTGCAGTTACACGCTAAGATGTCGTCGTTTTCTAATGTCTGCCAAATCTGAGTACCTACCTGGAATTCTACACGCTCAATAATAGAAGCTAGACCAAAGTTATTAAATGTAAAACCATCAGGAATATTTTTAGTTTCACCCGATGCTACAATACCTGTACCCATCTTAGATGTGGTTGGAGGGGCAGTACATTTTACACCTACCTGTAAGTATAGATCACCTAGAGCGTCAATATCGTTATTTACTGTAAAAATCTGGTTACCACCCCAGTTGGTGGTACCGGAGACACCACTTGTTGGAATTTCCATAATAGACGAGCCGTATAGAAGCTGACGAGTGGTATCATTTTTGTTATAGAACAAAGACATTACATCACTGTCATTCGCGGCAATTTTATTTGTAACAGCAAGACCCTGGGTCCCACTTCCATTATACGAAGCATGAGCAGCTACAGCTCCAGACATTTTTATTTAATATACGAATATATTTTTTTTTTAAATTAAATTCGTATATTAAATTTATTATATATTTAACTCTTAAATATGTATTTAATACATAGCGAGTGAAGCAGCACCATCCTTGTAAAGAGCGGTTGTCTCGCCAACGCATGTTACATCAATTACAGCCGCTGGACCGCTAATGGCCTCAGCCGGGATTACGTTACATGGTGTAACCTTAAGTCTAATGTTATCAAAACGATTAAGGGGTACCGACGAACCACCGTAAGCACGCGAAGCTAGGGGGAAGACGTAGGTCTTTACGTCATACGAATCGTAATTCTTTGGGCCAATGGAGAATGTATTATTGTATAGACCTAGGCACGAAGTAGATGGGCTAGTCATCATACCAGCTGGAAGAACACCAGAGAACGAAGACGAGTTTAGTAGAAGTTCTACAGATTCTAAATCAATAGATGTAGTGATAATTAGATGCGAAGCATATAGAGAAAAGTGATCTAAATTGACAGTTGTAGTTCCGTTCTTTAGATCCTGCTGAACGTTCTGAGACATTTTAAGGCGCTTAGGAAGACCCTGGGGCTGAGCCTTCATCTGTTCACGTTCCTCGTTACACATAATCATATGCTGAGCATACAACTTTACATCTAGTTCACTGAATGTTGGAGCAGATGGTACAGCTGGCTTACCACCAGCATTAATAATACCCTGAAGATACGCAAGTCTTTCAGCTACACGAACCTTTTCAGCATCGTTAACTGGATTAGAAGGAAGAGCCTGTGCCTGTGTATTCGCATTCTCGGCGGCGGTCAGCTGAGACTGTGCAAAAGCTAGTAACTCAGGCTGATTACGAAGACCGGCATCAGTTCTAGCCTTCCACTTAGACGACAATTCACTGGCGTGAGCGTAGTATAGCTTAATTTTAACTGTCTGGTGAGGGGCGGCGGCCATTAGGTAACCATCCTCTACCTGATCAGAAAATTTCTGCAACTCAGGACCAAGTGTCTTGGTAAGAATTGGAAGATGAAGATAACAGGTGTAAGTACCACTCTCTTCAATCTTACCAGGTGTATTCTGATCGGCGTAAGATACTGGAATTCCGCCTTCCTTAAGGAAGCCGTTGGCCTGAGCAGCCATTCTTTCGTACTGCCCCTCGCCTAGCTCAGTTTTGCTGATGGCTAGAATGTCTTTATTCTCAAGAGTCTGCCATACCTGAGTTCCTACCTGAAACTCAACTCTGTTAATTAGTTTAGCTAAGAAATAAGGATCTAGGTAACGACCAGTTGATGTATCAACTTTTAGACTTACGGCTACGTACATATCACCTAGACAATCAATGTCGTTATTGACAGTAAAAACCTGGCTACCACCAAACGAGGCTGTACCACCAGTTCCAGACGAAGGAATCTCTATGGTAGACGAACCATATAGAAGCTGACGAGTGGTATCATTTTTGTTCCAAAATACAGACATTACATCACCATCCGTAGGGGTTATTTTATTTGTAACAGCAAGACCCTGGGTCCCACTTCCATTATACGAAGCATGAGCAGCTACAGCTCCAGACATTTTTATTTAATATACGAATATATTTTTTTTTTAAATTAAATTCGTATATTAATTTTATTATATTTAACTCTTAAATATGTATTTAATACATGGCAAGAGAAGCAGCACCATCCTTGTAAAGACCTGTTGTCTCACCTACACATGTTACGTTAATTGTACCCTGTTCGATAGCGTAACCAGATGATGTTACATCTGGGTGAGTAAATGTAAGACTTAGGCGAATATTATCGAAACGATTGAGGGGAACCGACGAGCCACCACCCTGACGAGAGGCTAGAGGGAATACATAGTAACCCATGCTAGAGTCTAACTCCTGCTTATCAATGGAGAAGTCGTTGGCATATAGACCTAGGGATTTATTTGTAATACCCTTTAGTAGTTCACCATCTAGCTGACCAGAATACGAAGAAGAGTTAAGCTTAAGCTCGGCATACTTTAGATTTGGAGCGGTCTTTTGACCCTTATTACCTCTACCTGGGAAAGTAGCGCTAATAATTAGGTGGGAAGCATATAGAGAGAAGTGATCTAGATCAACAATGACTGGCTGGTCGGGGTATATTTTCTGGGGAAACATTGTATTAACATTCTGAGTCATCTTAAGACGCTTGGGAATACCGTTTGGCATATTCTTCATCTGCTCACGCTCTTCATTACACATAATCATATGCTGAGCATACAATTTGGTTGATAGAGTAGCATTAGGTGTCCAATCAACAGCCGCGTTAGATACAAAAGTACCAGTTCCAACGGAAACTCCGTTCTTGTCAAGAACTGTAGCGGTGTACGATGGATACGCTCTAGATTTAACAGTGGTATCCCAAATATCCGAAAAGTTCGCGTAGTGAACCTTAATCTTAACATTCTGATGGGGGGCAGCAGCCATTAGGTAACCATCCTCAGAATTCTGAGTGAAATTCTCTAACTGGGGGCTTAGAGTCTTTGTAAGCATCTTAAGAGGAATGAAAGCCTGGTACTTCTTACCTGGAGACCATTCTGGAACACCAGGAGCCTCACGGGAGCCGTCACCCTTGACAAAACCTGAGGTCTGAAGACCTAGACGTTCGTAAGAACTCTCGCTAATCTCGGTCGCATTAATAGATAGTAGATCATTGTACTCTAATGTCTGCCAGATTTGGGTACCTACCTGGAATTCAACTCTCTTGATAATATTGGCGAGGGGGAACTTACCTCTGGCCTTGAGTGTAGAACCCGCCCATTCCTTAGCAACATAATCAGTTGAGGGGTTTATCGAATGCTCTGGAATCTCCTTGAAAAGAGCCGACCAGTGGGGATTTTGATCAGCCGTGGCAGCGCCACCAATTGAAGCTAACGCTGGAAGATGATTCAAATCTGCGCGAATACCACGGGATGGGGCGAAAAGATTCTGATACCAATTGAAAGACTGTACAGCATCGTCTAGTGTCATGTAAGCACCGCCAGATGGTCTAGCGGCGGCAGCTGGCCAGTTAATACCAAGGGCATTACCTGTACCCCAACCAGCATAGCCGTATACTTTGTAAGACGAGTCATTGTAAAACTTAACCATCTCAGCGAGGTCATCCTTAGTAAAATCTACAATCTGCATTTCACTGTCGATCCACGCCCAGCCATTTGGAGGGGTTGTATTGTATGTAACAGAGGCACCGCCGGCGGTAGTACGAGTTACAGAGTGAGATTCTCCTGGAGAAAGTTTCTTAAAATAACCACCATTGTATTCGCCAGCACCGCCCGCGCCGCCCGCTGTTGTGAGAAGATCAATACCCGCCTTTAGACTACCAACAGTCTGACCGGTTTCACTGATGCGATTACCTAACGAAGCTGGTGTGTTACCACCGATGTGTGTTACAGTACCATTAGCATCTACAGTATATGTGGATATATTAGAAGCAGTGGGAGTTACAGCGTAAGTCTGTCCCTGGGCAATAGCCTCTCTAGCGTGTGGAATTGTATCAGCAGAGGCACCATCGCCTAGTACATAACCCCAACCACCCTTAGTAGCAGCTAAACTACTCTGTACGGCAGTTGGAATGGCTGTGGCTGGCTTATTCATTTCAACTGTAAGAGACATGTACATATCACCTAGACAATCGATATCATTATTAACGGTGAAAATCTGGCTACCACCCCACGATGCGTTCTTACCGGAACCCGAAGTAGGAACTTCTAGTGTGGACGAACCATATAGTAACTGACGGGTTGTATCTGTCTCGTTCCAGAAAACAGATACAACGTCACCAGTGTTGGAGTCACTTATTTTATTTGTAACAGCAAGACCCTGGGTCCCACTTCCATTATACGAAGCATGAGCAGCTACAGCTCCAGACATTTTTATTTAATATACGAATATATTTTTTTTTTAAATTAAATTCGTATATTAATTTTATTCAATAAAAGTATTAATATAATGTTATGGAAGAACCCCCGTCATAATAAAACATACTAGTCTCTCCTCTACATGTAATGTTAATTCTAGAATTTTCAGGAATTGAGATTCCCTCATCTGGTATTCCATTATTGATAGTAAAGAACAACTGTAACAGTATATCATCAAATCTATTGAGAGGTATACTAGATGCACCAAAAGCTCTAGATCCCAAAGGAAATACATAATAAATTTTATCTAACTTTTGTTTATCAAATCCGAATTCATTTGAATATAAACCCAAAGAATTTGATCCCATTATCAAACTGTTAGATTCTACTCTACCAGAATGAGTAGTTCCATTTAAAAATATCTCCGCCGATTTTAAATATGGTATTTTATTTTTATCTGTTATTTCTGGGAAATCTAATGATATTATCAAGTGAGAACTGTATAATGAAAATGTGTCCAATTTAATATCTAAATACATTTCTCTATGAAGTACATCTGGAAATTTATCAAATGTTATATTTTGAGACACTTTAATTCTCTTATTTATTCTTTCAATTTCATGATTGGCTTTTATATTGGCTTTCTCTTCATCTGATATAGCAATGTAATCTCCATACATAGATGCAGACATCTTTATATTGGGTTTCCATAATTCAGGAACATTAGTTATGTATCTTCCTGTTTTATCGGACGAATATAATGTATAAATAGGGGCTTCATATCCTTGATAAGCGTATAGATTAGATGTATCAAATATATCATCAACATTAGAATACTCAACTTTTATTTTTATTCTCTGTCCACTGGATAAGAAATTTAAATAACTTTCTTCGTAGTGGTTAGAATAATTTATCTGTGTCTGTTTTGAATTACCGGATAAAACTGGGATGGGAATAACGGCCTGGTATTTTTTCCCGGGAATCCATTTTAAATCCCCAGTTGTTTCCCTAGTACCATCTGATCTAACAAAACCAGAACATTGTAATTTTAAACTTTTATATGCACTCTCAGACAATTCTGTTGCGTGTATAGCATTAAGATCTTCGTTTTCTAATGTTTGCCAAACCTGCGTACCAATCTGAAATTGAACTCTTTTTATTATCTTTGATAATGGATTATTTACTTTAGTTTTTAGATTAGATTTAGCCCAATGAGGTTTAATATAATCCTCTAATTTAGGAGGATAAACAGCCTGATCAGGAACTGTGTCCCATTGTTTAGTCCAATGTAAAGACCCAGAATAATTGGATTTTACATCCGGTAAATTAACAAAATCTGTTATGTCATGGTTTAATTTTATCTGGGCTTCATTTACTAACTTAAAAACTTCATCATATGTTATTGGTTTTTCACCTGTATTTCTTTTTGGTAAAGAGTAAATTGTTTTATCAGATTTTTTAATTTTATAAATGTATGCCCGTCCCACGTCGTTATAACTTCTTCTTGGAATTGCAGATGTAGTACCTATAGTTGACATATAAGGCGCACCTGATATAACGGTATTACCATCCCCACTGACAGCTATAGACCATCCAAGACCCTCTCCTTTATTACCACTGTAAGGAATTTGTCCAGAATATACTAAATCCCTGTCTATGTGTTCGTAACCTCCATTAACTGAAAAATAATTAGTAATAAAATCTATACCTCCATATTTATGCCAGGGTTGTTCCCATGTTGTTGTTAAATCACCGTCATATCTTACAGAATTATAAAATGCTGTATCATAATTAGAATCCTTGTATGTAACAGATGCATAATTATTACTTATTAGTGTAGCGTTTGCACCATCAGTCAAGGTTGAAAGCTCTGCGTTGTTTTTGTACATTGTTATTATCTCAGCTTGTGTAAGAGGTCCATCCCAAACCCCTGTATTATTTATAAGAGCGTTTAAATATTTTGCATTTCCCACTCGTATAGTAGTAGTATAATTTACTGTATCCACTGTTACTCCTGTTGTATATTCTACACCCCCGGAGTGTGTACCACCTAATGTAGTAGATAATCTAAAAGGATGAGTAGGACTTGAAGACCAATCAAATACATATGTATTACCTTCTAATAATTCAAGATTTGGTTGTTGTTGACCATCTATAAAATATTTATTACCTCCTACATTTTGATGAGTAACTGTTAAATTGGTTGTTGTTCTGGGGTGTATATATTCAGGAATTACAATATTTGCTTCTCCTATATAAAAATAATTATTATAATATTGATTATTTGAAGGATAGTAATATAACTTAGAATGTTGAATAGTTTTAGGAACTACAAAGGTTGTTATATTATTAACTGTATCTACAGTCACTCCTGTTGTATATTCTACACCACCCCCATGCGTACCACCCTGTGTTGTTGAGAATCTAATATCAGGTGGTGGTGTTTGGCCTGAATTATTGGTCACCGTGAATATGTATGTTTTACCCGCGATAAGTTCTATTGTTGGATTAGCATCATTGTTGTACACAGGGGCTCCATTCATATGAAAATAATAAGTTACACCGTAATCTTGTGATCCATTATTATGAAAATCTGCTATAACATTATAATTAACTGTACCGTATGTGTTTTGTACTGGCGTATATGCTACACCCCCCATACCAGAATGATTTCCACAGTAATAATATAAATCTGGGGCGCTGCCACCATCCCAACCAATATAAGAATCTTCCCCATATGTTTCCTGTCCATGAGCTATTTCTTCGGTAGTGTAATCGTGAAATCCTATAAGATTTCCATTTACATAAAAACTAATAACACTCCCGGATTTAGAAACTACATAAAAATTAGTATCTCCCTTATATGCTAAAAAGGTTCCTAATTCAGTCGCTAATCTTGTATTAGATGAATAAAACTTTTCATTCATACCCGCAACGGGGGGATATATGTATCCACCGTTTGCTGCGTGAAATGTTACACCTATAAGATCCCAGTCTCCATTTGTATATGTATTATCAAAATTTAAAGGTTTTATTGAAAATTTTCCATATACCCCAGAAGAACCTAGGGTGATAATAGGTGCCTGTTCTGAATCATCTGTACTAAAACCTAAAAACTTACAAGATGCTGCCATGGTCATACTTTGACCAACTGGTATGTTACCATTTAAAGGACTTGGTACATTAAAAACCCCCAATCCTTTATCGGTTAATAGAGGATTTACTGTTGAACCCTGATTTATACCCCCAGTTGCTAAAAACATATTATGAAAATTTTGAGAAGATGTATGGGAGTGTGAATCACCTTTATTTATTTCACCGCTTTCACCGTTTATTTCACCCATTGATTCTACCCAAATATTGGTAGGCATGTAATCATAAACCTTTATTTTTCCCGCTTCTAATTTAGGTTTCTTTTGCTCCGATATATTTGCCGAACTGGTCCATGGGTACTCTTTTGATATATATGTTTGATCTACTCCTAATAACATCGCCTGTGTTGGGAATAAAGGAAGATGAGAAGTTAAATATGTATTTGATATTGGAGACCCAACTATTAATCTATTTCCGTTATCCGATATTGAAAATTCTCCAGGTTCCATATTTATTTGCTGAGGGTTTCCATTAGAATCTTGAACCTGTACCCAATTAGGATGTCCTGCATCAGGAGGTGTATAAGGTAAGTTACCTATTAAAGACAACTTTGAATATATTTTCAATAATCCGGGCTCAAGATTTGAATGTTCTCCAAGGGCACGTGGTGCTCCTATTACAATTCTTGAACCATCCCCTGATATACGAACAGGTGAACTACATATTGTATTACCTCCAGTACCAGGACCTTGAGATACAATCGAAACAACAGTGGAAGCCCCTGTCCACGAACCCGAAAGAGCATTATTTGCACCAGCTGTACCTCTAGGATTATTACTTTCGGTATTAGGTACGTAATTCCTTAAATTTAAAATGTCTGAATTATTCCACGTATTATTATTGATATCATATTCCCATACATAAACAGAATTATTGGTAAAATTAGCAGTTACTAAGACTGTTCCATTATTTGTCATGGATATAGAATCCGCTACACCAGTTATTCCAGTTCCCATTTGAACCCAGGAAGAATTTTCCCATTTAAATACTTGCGCAGGAGACATATAAGATGTTACTGCTAGTTTATTACCATCTTCTGACAACTGAACATTATTTCCAAAACCACTTCCCCATACACTTTCTGGTAGTGGATAGATGCCGTAATTATTATTAAACGTATAGTCATTGTTACCGGTATAAACACCCTGGTTATAATACTGTTCTATGTTATTATTAACATCTGCAACACCACCCATAGCAGCATTTCCATCTGTTTTATAATCAACAAGAGTCCAAATACCAGATTTGTAATCATATGTACTTACAGCGTTATTAGGACCTCCAGCTTCTCCTATAACTAATCTTGTTCCATCTCCATTTAGAGATACATGGTGTTTACACCCTGGAGCCCATGGGGTTTTTTGTTTTAATATTGGATAAGGATCACCTGGTGAGATGTATTTAGGATTTATTGGGTCAATGTATATATATTCTTGTGTTCCAGGTCTTTTTATACTTTTTGCTCCATATGGGTAAGAAGCTAAATTACTGTCAGATGCACTGAAAACTTTATTTAATACCCATTTGTCTCCATCTTTTTTATATAATCTAACTTTACCAGCTCTTTTAGGATTTGAAGGAAATAATATAGCCCCCGAATTCAAAGCGGAGCTCCACGATGATGTATGAGATGAATCTTCTTGACCATAAGGCCAGTACTGATCCCGGGGGTTAGATTGAGGATTTATATTAGCACTTTGTTGATGAAGATTATCTGTTAATGTCTGATTATTGGAACTTTGTTCACATCCATACATCCTACCCTGACTAACAACCAATGTACTCCCATCTCTGCTGATAGTAGTTGCATAACCATAATGATCAAAGTTTTGATGAGAAGGTAAAACATCAGGGGCATCTTCTATTGGATCTATCCTTTCTAAGGAAAATGAATAACTTCCATCAGGTGGGTTATCAGTATTATTAGAAATGAATTCACCTGTTTTTGAAAATAAATATTCTCCCTTATCGAAGGTATGATTAGAAGGCTTGTTGGGCCATCCAGATGGAGATTTCCCATCCTGAGAACCAAAAAGACTTGTTGTTTCCATTCCTGGAAGACCTAAAAATTCATTTGATGTATGAGATCTATTATCAGGTGGTGTTATAAGTTTGTTTATAGGTCTTATGTCTGAATAATTATAATAGTCTACCAAATTTTTAACATCTTCACATGACAAATAAGATATGAAAAAATCATCTGCTAATATCCCCGGAGAAGAATATATAGCCAATTTACCATCTCTATCTAAACCAATATGTTCGTTACCTGTTCTTAATAATCTTTTAGAATCATTGAATGATAAGTATTTGGGTATATAACTAAGATCATGGGGTCTATAAGTAGTTTGATATATTGAAGGAACCAATGAATCGCTTATTAAATTATCGTGACCTATATAATTTGGGCTTTCTTTTAATGTTTTAGAATAATATCCATTCATGAGAATACTCATTGGACGAGGGTCTCCTAGAGAGTATTCCTCTCTATCTGAAAACAATTCAAGTCTTGCATGTTTACTAACTCTCATATCAGGATTAAAAAGGTATTCTTTTGTATTACCTCCTAAATAAGTAGTCCCATCTAAAAATTCAACAAGTGTAGGTCGTGCTATTCCATATAGAGGTAAATTTTCAAGTTGTAAAAAATCTCTTGGTTTCCAGTCCCATTCTGGATAACTAGGAATATCATCTGCTTGCATGAATGGATGAAGGTTATTTAAAGGACTTGGGTAATTAGGTGCATACGTATCTTCTCTCCAACCATTAGGATATCCAATTTGAATACCCTGTGGTTTATTAGAGTCTTTAGAAGTTCCTCTAATTCTATACATAATGGGTTCTGTTAAATCCCATAAGGTTATAGATTCTTTACTAGAAGGTCTTCTCATTAAAGTTGTTAATGTTTGAGGAGGTCCATCATTAAGAGGAGTTTCTGGTATATCTAAATCAACGACTATAGATAAATATATATTACCTAATGCATCTACATCTTTAGATACTTCAAAAACTTGAGTTCCTCCCCAAGATACTTCTTTTGTAGAAATGGAACTAGGTATTTCTTTGATACTACTTCCGTATATAATTTGTTTAGTAGTATCATTTTTATTCCAAAATACAGACATTAAATCTCCTGTGTCATTTATCTTATCAGTAACTGCTAAAGCTTGTGTACCAGATTTATCATATGAAGATATTGCTGCATATGGTCCGGTTGCCATATAGTATATTATTAATATAATATAATATATTACAACTTAAATCGTAAATAAATTAGTATTCCATTTTGGCAGTTCCATCTTTATATAATAAACCAGCTTTTCCTCTAGCGAGTACATTGATATTGACACTTGATAGTATTTCTCCACTGTCTTCGTATAAAGGTGTGTCAAAAATAAATTCCATACTTATACTATCGAACTTACTAAATGGTATAGAAGAACCTCCAAAAGCTTTACTGGCTAGAGGGTATACATAATTATTAACCGTTGAATTTAAATTATCTTTATCATTGTTGTATTCGTTATTATATAAACCTAGTGTTTTAGATGAAAATGTTTTCATAAAAGAAGCTTCAAGAATAGAATGTGGTTTAGAATTTAAAAATAGCTGTGCGGTTTTTAAATATGGCATTTTTAAAACATCGAAATATTCTAAATTTATTATTATATGGGATGCATATAAAGACAATGAATCTAAATTAACACTCATAGGTTTTAAACCTGTTATATTTAATAAGTTTGTATTTATACTTTGAGATGTATTAATTACCTTGTTTATACCTCCTGGTGTATTTTTTAAATTATCCAATTCTTCTCTATTCATTACTATTTTTTGACCATACATTTTAGAGTTAAAAGAAATCTTAGGATTCCAAGGTTCTGGGACATTTGTTACATATAATCCTGTTCCAGAAGATTTTCCTGTTGTTTCATATCTAGCTCCATCTTTTACTAAAGAACTTGGATTACCGTTAGAATCTTGTCCGTCTTCTATTTTATTAGTTACATGGGGAACTCTATATATAGGAGCCGTGTAACCTTGCATAGCAGATACATTATTTGTATCCCATATTTTCTCTAATTCGTTGTAATAAACCTTTACCGTAAATTTAGAATCAGGTGCTATACCTGCTAAAAACCCGTTTTCGGAGATATTTGTAAAATTATTAAATCTTGGATCTACTGAACTTGTAAATCCGGGTATAGGAATAGTTAAATCATAACTCTTACCAGGAATCCATTTTTCGTTAGAGTTTTCTTTTCGTGTACCATCGCTTAATGTTCTGCCTCTAGAATTAGAACCAAATACATTATATAAACTTTCTGTCATTTCTGTTGAATATATAGATAAAAGATCCTTATTTTCTATAGTTTGCCATACTTTGTCATTTACTATTATTTCTATTTTTTTAAGTATATTAAATATAGGAAAATCAACTTTAGATTTCAAGTCTGAATCCGCCCATTGAGGATTTTGATAATCTCCTTTTAACGGTGGATAATAAGCTCCGTCTGGTACAGAATTAAATTGTTTATCCCATCTTATGGGTTCTCCGATGTCAGGTAAATTAATAAAATCTGTTATGTCATGATTTAATCTAATCTGTGCATCATTTACAATATTGTAACCATCTGTATATTTCATTTTCTTATTAGATTTATTTTCAATATGAGGTAAAGGTGGATTATGTGTATATTTTCCTATTTCAAATAAATAAGATCTACCCACTTCCTCATCGGTCTCGCGAATGTGTGAACGAAGAGATGTATCAGCTAATAATACCGATGACACAGGATCACCATCTTCAATTAGAGAACTTTGACCAACTTCATGTATAGAATATGCCGCACTCATACCTCCTCCGGGATACCAATCAAGTTTTTCTTGAATTTTACCGATGGTAGAAGTAAATGGAGCTCCAGCTAATATAGTATTTCCATCCCCACTCATTGATACAGAAATTCCTAATCCATCTGCATTCCCTTCATAAACGCCATATCTTCCAAAGGTTCCTGGCCAGGACTTTTGTTTAGAATTGGATCTTTCACCACTGCTAGCATCCATATCTAAAGTGTGCACCCAAGAACCTGAAATGTATTCATATAATTGTATTTCTCCGTTAGAAAACCTAGGTCTATTTGAACGCATACCCAGTGACGCTTCACTTCCATACTCACCCCACCCATCTATAGCTCCTAAGAATGTATCAAAAAAAGGTCCTCCTCTTTTGTTAATGTATCTAGAATTTATATCTTCTCCAAAAGGTAAATCGAATTTGATATCAGGTTGCCCAAAAAGCCCTTCTAGTCCTCTCATGTATTCTATACGACCATTCTCATTAAAAAGGCGTCTAGGATACCGGGATCCATTAGGTAGGGTAATCATTTCTTCTTCGTATTTTTCATAATCAAAATCTTTAGTTCTAGATTTAAAAAATGCATGTTTTTCATATATGTGAGGAGAACCTAATATTAATTTAGTACCATCTCTATTAAAAGCTAAAGAAGTGCCTAAGTAAGAATTTATTTTCCCGTAAATTTTTTTAACAACCGGTTGAGACGTTGGTCCTAGATTTGTATCTTTATTATAAATAGTAATAACAGACATGCCATTTGTTTGTATATTAGATACAGCCCAACATGTGCCATTGTAGTTAATAGCTACTGCATGACCTAATCCTGGAACATCTAAAATTTCTGTAGAAATTAATGTCCAAATTCCATTAATTAAATTATAAACATTAAATCCAGACCCCGACGGGGTGTCGGGGGAAGTTCCTCCTGTCCCCGATGCTCGAATCCCTGTTACTATAGAATAATCTCCTATTATATACGTATTTCCATCGCCACTAAAAGCAAGACTTCCCCCGCGTGAAAAACGATATTTACTCTGCAGCCATTCCTTGTGTAAAGGATGCATGCTAGAAGCCATATACATTTCATATGTCTGCCCAAAGTAAAGACCTTCGTTATAATATCTGTTATAATAATGACTTTCTAATAATGCTGATACAAACGTAGGATGATTAATAGGAAATATAGACGTTGGAGTGCTGTTATCTTCTTGCCAATTTGTACCATCCCAGTTGTATATTTTCACAGAGTGTTCAGTTGTGTATGTATTATTTGGCGAATTATGTTCTGGGCCTGCATATCTTAAAGCTATTCTATTTCCATCTTCAGATAAAGATAAACAAGATCCAAATTCTGAACCAATTGTGTAATATTCAGGTAAATCACCATCTTCTACAAATTGACGAATCCCCGTATGTTGAGGAATAATAGTTTGGGAATGCCCATATTGTACTTCAGATACTTTAGTCCATTTTTTAGTGACATTATTATAATCATAAGTTGTAAAAGAATTATTATCTCCTCCAGCATCTCCTATAACAATACGATTTCCGTCTCCACTTAAATCAACGTGTTGATTATATCCATTGGATACATACCATACGTGTCCTTTAGGTCTATTAGTTAATTTAGAATTAGGGGTTCTAAAGATTTTATTTAATGTCCATGTTCCATTTTCTTTCTTAAAAACCCTAACAAGACCTAGTCTTCTTACTCTATATCTATCTACACCGTTTACATTTGCATAAGCTTCTGATTCATCACCGTACATTCTTCCCTGAGATACAGCATATGTATTTCCATCAGAACTCATAGCCGTACAATAACCATTAAAATCTGATTGATAATAAATTAGATTATCAGGTCTTCTAGGAGGGTCTTCAACGGCTTCTATTTTTTGTAAATAAGAAATTATGTCTCCATCTTGTGGAGTAAATGTTTCGGGGAGATCTCTACTACTCTGAAATAAAGGTCTGTGAGAGATATTATGATTATAATAATCAACTAAGTTATTAATGTCTTGTTTATTTAAATAAGAAATAAATAAATCACTCGCTAAAACTCCTTGAGATCTGTAAACTCTAAATACACCATTTTCATCTACATCTATGTATTCTGTTCCTAGTTTTTTTATCTCCTCCGAGTCGTTATAAGATAAATACTTTGGTAAGTAAGAATAAGTATAAGGATTTAGCGTAGGATGTTCTACATAAGGAATTAAACTTGGTGATATAATATTATCATGACCTTTTCTATTCTTTATAGTATTCAAAGCAGGGGGTTTTTCATCAAGTTCATATACAATACGTAAAATAGTTTTAAAAGTTGCATCAGCTGTGTCCAGGTCCCCCCCTGTAAAATCCAATTCTAAATCAAAACCTGCTATAATTTTTGCATTAGGTGTATCATCAGTTTGACCACCGATATAACTTGCACCCGCAAAAGAAACCCCTCCTAACTGCCCATCAGGCGAAATTCCTATATAAATAGAATATAAAGATAAAAATTTTGAAAACATTTCTGCATAGAAGGGTCCTTTATTTGTAACTTCATTTAAATTATATATACTATTAGGTATTTCTAGTCTAACCCTTGCTGCAGTAGGTTTAAGAAAATTATTAGGATCTTGAATAGGTACAGGAGGAATCTCCGTTTGTGGATATTCAACAACCGCAGGTGATGGGGAGTGGGGTGAGCGGTTAAAACCTACGCCAAAATGCATCGGATTCGTTGATATATTAAAAAAGGATTGATTTTCACTAGCCGAATAATCGTTATTCACACCACCTCCTATAAAATCTCCAACAGGTCTATTGGTTAATAAATTCGGGAAAGAACGTTCAAATAAACCTCTCATTACTATTTCACCATTTCCTGTATGTGTATCTACATTCCAATAAATTGCATGTTTCTGAGGTCCTCCGTTTATAGTATTTGTAACATCGTTTTGTATCTCTGTAAGTATAGAACGAGTTGATGTTATATATAATTCCATCTCTTCGGGGGTTATGTCCCTGTCATTTATTTTATAAGGTTTCCAAAACTCCAATCTTATATACCTCACACCATCTATAGTTTCAAATTCAGCAGTTACATATTTTTCTCCTGGTTTAGTTTGAAACCTTCTTTCATTTGCTCCTTCGTGATTTTCCATTCTTGCATTAAAATTATTTTCCATCCCAATAGTATTAAAACTAGTTTTGTAATCTATTATTTTATACTCTTTTACATGCGCTCTCCCCCCAATAAGCCCATCCCACCCCGTAGGCTGCCCCTGATAATAAGTTATATCACCAGGCCAATTTTTAAATGGATCTGGCATTTTATAATTTGTCATTAAAAACTCCATACGTATTGCATAATCCTCTGGGTAACTATAATGGTCGGACATGTGTTGATTTTGTTCTAGCCATTGATCTGCTGTTATAAGTATATGAGCTATGCTTCCATTTTGTCTAGGATCATCAAAACTTAGAGTAGCCTGAGGATTCCATATATTAGCAGGGTCCTGCGGCCTCCCATCTCCATACGGTTCGGGTGTATTTGTATATGATATACCTGAACTACTATAGACTTGTGTATATTTGCAGAAATAAATATGACTATCCCAATTTCTATTTGGAATAGGCACTACAGTTGATGTAATATTTCCAGACCACGGTAAAACATTGAGTTCAGATGCTATGGTACTAAGTGAATTATATAATTCTGTGTTGTAAGAGTTCAAATTAGCTTGAAGCTGATTATAAGTTACTGTATTTGGAAAATATGCAGAAAACTGTATTACTCTACTTGACGTTCCATCATATGATATAATTCCCGATATATCAGCGTTTATAGGTACTAATTTTTCGTCATTAAATAATGTAGCTGGCGTAAAACTATTCTGATCTGAAACATTGGGATGAGTAAATTCATCATTGAATTTATTTCTTAGTCCATTATGATAATAAGATTGCATTATATTAGAAGATCTAAATCTTTCAGTTGATGTAATAAATTTAGAAACCGTGGAATAACAATTAGATGCTGTTCTACCCTGATCTTGTATAATAAATTCTCCAATTCCAATGTCTTTATCCCTTTGATAAATCAACTCTTCATTATTATTTGGATCTAAATAGGTGTCTTTACAATCAAACTCTTGCACTGTAAATAAGTCTTTATCTTTAACAAGAACATCCTGAATGTCTTCCCAAGCCTGTGCTCTAGGTGCGGAATCTTGATGTACTCCCCATACACCGGGTAAATCTATAGCATCAGCCGGAAGACCATAACTATCAGCAGCATCTAATCCTCCATCCCCACTTCGAAATCCAGAACCTAAATCATTCGCGTCTGTTTTTAAATGTAACCATCCATTTGGAAATCCAATAGGTGTAGGCTTTGGGTGAGTATCTCCTTTTGCTATACCTCTTTTATACCACCCCTTCTTTTCAAGTTTTGAAGGGTCTTTTAGTGCATCTCTAGACGACGGTTTTTGCAGTAAAGTCGTAATAGTCTTAGGACTTAAATCTGCATCAAGTGGAGTATCTGGAGTGTCAAAATCTAATTTAATAGATAAATATAAATCTCCTATACAATCCGTTTCATTGTCTATAGTAAAAGTTTGAACTCCTCCCCATGAAGCTGATTTAGAAGTACCTGATATAGTTAATTCAGATAAACTATGACCATGAACTATTTGCTTATCTTTGTCATTTTTATCCCAAAATAGAGACATTTTTTTATCTTCTCCTGAATATGTATCAGTAGAAGCTAAAGATTGCGTACCAGTATCATTATATACACTTATAGACGCTTCTGCTCCTATAGCATCAGTCATTTATATAATATAAAGATTATATTTAAATAAATGTTAAGCTTTATATTATTTGATAAATTACATTTAAATTTAGGCTGCAAATGATATAGAACCACCTACAGTAGTCTGTACAGTAGTACCTACAGCTGTGGCAACAAGTTTGGGAGAACCTAAACTTGTCCATGCTGATGTAGAATTAAACCCAGTCTTGACTGGTCTTCGAGTGTTTCCACTGATAGTTGAAGCAGCATCAACATTGCTCGCAAAAAGACTTGTTTTTATTCTGATGTTTAGTTTGGCGTTGTTGCATTTAGCCAATGGAATACCCGATGTACTGAACGCCTCATCGGCTAATTTTATTACATATATTCCAGAATCTTTTATGTCTTTTAATCCGAACTCTTCTAAATTAGCTGTTTTTATAGCTGTAGACGGTATGAAACCGGTTCTTTCTCCACCAATTACTAATTCTACCGAATGTAGCCAATCTTTAGTATAACCAACTAAAGGAATATCTGGTAAAAATTCTTTTGTTGTTGAACCTGCACTAGGTAGTTCAAGAACACCGTTATTTTCAATTCCAGTTTTGATATTAGAATTACTTAATCCAGAACCAATTTGATATGTAGATAGAGTTGGTTCGGTTTCGTAATTAGTATGTTTCAATAGTCCTAAACTATTAGTCATAAAATCTCCGTCATTGTTTTCGGGTACAAGGGGGCCGGCTGTCTCTACACCATCTTTACCACTGTACCATCCATCGAATAATGGTTTTTTAGTTAGATCTGACTTCCATGGACCATGTCCAGAGGTACCAGCAGAAGCACTTGTTGCATTGGCTATAGTCTTAGATGCATCATACTTGTTACCCTTTGTAAACGGCCAAGGCTTTGTTAAATCTCCAACAGCAAAGCTGTATGTATTATTATCAACAGCTGGTACTCTTAGAGATAGTAAAAGATGGCTGCAATTGCATTCAAACTTACTGATATCAAAAGATATCTCTTTATACTCCCCTTCTGGCTTAGCAAGAGTAGAATAATTATCACCCGATGCATTTGGAGCGGTTGTAACAGCATTTATAAGTTTTTCAGGATTTTCATACTCGAGTGTCTCTGATGTTTTCAATACCCTATTAACAACATTATTTCTTATAAAATTCTTCTCAGTTTCTGTAATCATATGAGTTGTAACTGTTGCACTGGTTTCAAATTTCCAATTAGTTGGAATCATACTGGCGTTCGATGTTAATTTTTGAATACCAAACACTGGCCATATACCTCCAGCACCATGGAGACCCTCATGTTCATGTCCGGTATTAGCAACGTTTAATGCATCTGTAAACATAACGGGGTCAAATTTATTATAATAAACTTTCATGGATAATGTGTTGGTTGTAGAACCAGCCTGTAAGAAGGCAGAATTCATTCTAGACGATCTTCCGGTGAATGGTATGGAAATAGACCATTCTATAACATTATCCTTAATAGCAGCCGTGCCTACATTTCCTGTATTAGGATTATTAACATTTGTGAAAATATTAGGGTATTCTCCACTGTTATCAGTGCTTCCAGACATTACACATGGATTATTGGTTTCAGTTACATTTCTTGCAAATATAGCGTCAGAAGTAAGAGTATCTACAATCAAACCACCCAATTTTATCTCTAGTTTATGTATAAGAGTTAATAAAAATGTATTTGAAAAGTAAATGGCTGTGCTATTTGCAAAGGATGGGGGGTTATTTCCAGCATCGGAACCCGCGGGTATATCAAATGTCATTCTACCCGTTAGTATAATGTTACTGATAGCATCTATATCATCAGGTAAATCAAATGTATCTTGATTTGTAGCCTGAGATGGAGTTCCGGTTGGGAAACCCTTCATACTACCAACAACGACAGTTTGTCCAGTTCCGTTTATATACTTTGTATTACATTTTGTTAAAAAATCAGATTCTATTAAAGTGTCTTCTTTATATTTATTGGCTCTACATACAGATTGAGAACCAGTTGAATTAAACGTCTTTATGGCTACATTACTAATACCCATGTCTTTTATATAAAGGTATATATTTTTTTTTAAATAAAAACGTTTAAAATGTAATTTTTAAATAATAATGTATAATAATACCTAATGTCTCAATTTGAATGTAATGTCAAAGATTTAATAGATTCCAATACAAACAGAGAGAATAATGAAATTAATGTAGAACCTATAGAAGAGGAAATTGAAAATCAGGTCACAATAGATCAGCAAATTCCCAAACCACAAAATAAAACAAATATTCCTAAGAAGAAGATAACAAATAATCTAAAAACGCCTCAAAGAGAAACTGTAAAGACTACATTTTGGGAGGTGATTTTAAATGATGTGAAAGATAAGAAAAATCATAAGATATTTATGGTAATTATTGGTATGTATCTCTTATTAAATTCTCAGCCAATTTATAAATTAATTTATGATATGTTTCCTTATTTAATGGAATCTGCTACAAAAGTTAACATAAAAGGACAAATTGCAATAGCTATTGCAATTTCTATTGCAGTTATAATTTCAAAGTCTAGTTTATTCATGTAATGTGATTATTTCTTTTTAGACTTAGGCGGACCTATTGATTGAGTTTTATTAGTAATTCTATTTTCCATATTAAATAATATATTTTCAAGTGTGAATTTTTCAAAAACAGGTACTTCTTCCGATTTTGTTTTTGGTTTTTTCCAACCTAATGCACTCTCAAGACCTGGTGTAATAGGTATAGGAGCACTTTGATAATCTCTACAACAACCAAACTCTCCCTCGCTCTCAGATAGACACTTTTGACAAAATCCTGATGGAGTCAACTTGAAGTAAATGTTATTATGAGAATGAAAATCTCCTTTATTTTGACAATACTTAGATTTTGTTGCTATGATATAAACAGGGTTTTCTTTAGATTTTTGTATGATACGAATATCCTCAGATCTATACAAAGGCATAAAATTCTTAAAAAACTTAATAATAGCCTGATATTCATATGAATCTTTATCAAGTCTTACGAATCCTTTTTTTGTAGAAGTATCACCAGTGTCTTCTGTTTCTTCATAAATCTGCATATTAATAGTTTTTGTAATTTCATTAATATCAGTTCTTACACTCGTCTGTTTAATAGCCAATAAATTATTATTATTGTATTCATTTGTTAGTTCAGAATCTACAATTTTACCGTTGTATACTGATTTAATAATGTATACTCTATTTTCATAATGTTTAACACCATCTGATATAGAGCATTTGTCCGACCCAATTAATCTAAGTCCATTAGCATCATAAACACATTTATCTATAATTTTATCCCAATTGTCATAACAGCTTTCAATTTTACCGAATTCTGTAGTAAGACGAACTATGATGTTTTTACGAATAGACTTAGCAATATCTTTATTAACAAAGATGTCTGGCCAATGTAGATGATATCCCTGTTTGATGTATTTTACACCTGATTTAATATTTTCTTTAAATTTATCAGCAGTGGTAATTATACATATGTAAGTCTTTTGATAAATATGTTGAATAACATCTTGTATGACCTTGATGTAATTGGATATATCTATGACCTCAGTTGAATTAAAGTCAAAATCAATAAAAAATTTAAATACATCTGTTTTCCTTTCTACTATACAATTTTTACAATTAATGTACTTTGAATACATTTCTTGAAACAATTCATAATCCTTAGATATATCTAATTTACCTCCATCAAGTAAAAAATGTGTTACATTTTGTTTATTAGAATCTGTTACAATTTTACCAGTAGAATAAAACCACGTTGTTAGTGGATTATCCATTAAGATATACATAATTATATTATAAAACTTTAAATGAATTTCTATCCTTTAAATTTAATTGTTACATTTAAATTATTCGTATATATACCTTTTACAGCACTTGGGGATAAAACTGTACGCTTGTCTTTTCTTTTATTTAGAAGAGTTGTATTCATATCAGAATCTATTAGTGAAATATTACTTATAGCATAATCATAAATTTTATTCTCTAAAACCCACCTAAAAAAATTTAATTGACCAACTGTTGTTATTATTTCTTTATCCAATGTTTCATACCCGGATGTATATTCTTTCCATTTTAATGTATTCATATCTATAATTATTCTTCTTTGTCTACAAAACGGGTCAAAGTATTTTTTAGAATAAGCCTTTAGTTGGTTTTTGTAGTCTAGATATATATTAAAATAAACAGTATCACCGTTTGATTTATATAAAGGATATATAATATTGTATTTCTTTGAATAATTTGTTACCAACCAGTCCAATAATCTTAGACTTAATGGGGTATTTTGATAGACTATATCACGAAGACGAGGCATTTTATTTTTATAGAAAGATAACAGAAAGTTTATAAGTGTTTCTTCTCTAGTAGAAAAAGTCATTTAGATGTAATCTAATTTACCTTTAAATAAATTTAAAGACAGTATGTTATTATACAATATGTAATTAATATAGATGTTATTTGAAATTATAGATGAAGATTATAAAAAACAGATTATATTTTTACTTAATAATAACTGGACCGGAAGAACCGATTATTATTTCCCAGCTCAAACCTCTGTAAATTTGGAAAAGATTCATTTTACAAAACTCAGAGACTATAATTACATATATGCAAAGAAAAATACTACCGACACTAGAAGAGGAATACTATTTACATTTATAAATTCTAATGCAGAAAATGTATCTATCGTGATCCTCAAAGACTTTACTATGTATAATGTGCACATAAACTGCTACCATGAATATTTTTATGGTAGTATATTTGATATTTCATTTACCGAAGAAAAAATTATAATCTGTGATGTATTTATGACAGGGGGTAATAAAGTAAATACCTATTCTTATATGGATAGAATGTCTGAAGCTGAGTATTTTGTAAATAATACAATAGAATCAGAACCTGAATTAAATACGTTAAAATATTTCGATTCTATTTCAGACATTTTAAATGACAAGTTTGAAAATGAAGAACTTTTTATGATACCAAATAATCTACCTATTACAACAGGTATAAATTACTCATGTTTTAAATGGAAACCTACAAATAAAATCACATTTAATTTGTTATTTGAAGATGACAATGAAGATGTAAATGTATACACAACCAACTTTAAAAAATTGAAGCAATTTGCTAAAATTAGAAATAATACGCCGGAGGGTATGGAATACATTAAATTAATCAGAAGCCTTGAAAATTACAAAAGTGGGTGTATAATTGAGGTTAATGTAGACAATGATAAAATGAACATAGTAAAGGTAGACAATGATAAAACAATACCAACAACAATAAGGACAATAGAAAAAATACTTCATATTAAAAAAGAAAATATAACACTTGAAGACATCATTAATCTAAAAAACTGAAACATTTCAATTTTAACTAAATCATTTAAATTCACAAATAAGAATTAATATGATTTAATTACATTACACTAAATACTACACTACATACTACAAGCTAAATTACACATTTACCAGAGACCGAAACGCGAGCGCATGCGGCGACGGTAGGCCGCACGAGCCTTGATGGCAGCCTTGGTCATCTTTAGCTTCTTCTTGCGACCACGGCGGGCGGACTTGCGATTGCGGCGGCGGTAGGCACGGCGCGCGGCGATGGCAGCCTTGGTCATCTTTAGACGTCTCTTGGTGCGTCTGCGGCGGAGAGTCTTTCTGCTTCTGCGGGTACGGCGCTTCTTAATGTAGACCTTGCGGCCCTTGGAGCGGTAGTAGAGAGCACCGGTCTTACCCTTGTAAAGCTTACGCTTGCGACCGGCAACTACAATGGAAGTCTTACCCTTGGAAATCTTGCGGGTACGACGACGGCGGAGGGGCGAGCGCGAACGCTTGCGCTTAGGCGAGCGACGCGAGCGGCGGCGGCGCTTGGCGCCAAAATATAGATCGAGGAGATCGTCAGACATATTTATTTTAATATATACAAAAGAAATTAAATTAAAATTAATTCAAAAATAAAATAAATTAAATTAAAATTTTTATAAATTTGGAAATTACATTATCTCTGAAATTATGTGTATTCATAAATTGCATTAGAATGTCTTTATCTGTTTTTTTCATAGAGAATGGTTCTGGTAATTCATAATCGAATGTAGTGAATATATCTCTACAAATTATGTAATTAAAATTTTCAGTTAATTTTATACCACTTGATACGATATTTTCTATACATTTATGTTTCTTTATTAAATTGTATGCAGTTACTGGTCCTATAAGTGGAATAGACTCCGTATAATCACAACCAGATAGAATGCAGTAATCCACAAAATTATCTATAGACATGTCAATGTCTGTTAGTAGTTTTTCTAAATTTATTTCGGTTATTTGCTTACTGATACTTGTTTTTAGAACATTAGAACAACCAAATGTAAGAGCGTCAGAATCGTCGGTAACAGTATAATCTACTAGTTTGTTTTTTTGAAGAAAAGCACAATATTTTTCAGCATCATTTGGTGCTGTACAATAAGGAATACCAGATTTTTCTAGAAATTCTTTACATTGGTCAATGTGATACTTTTTTACAATTATAATCTGTGATTGTAATTTTTCAATTTCGTTGTTTATTTCAATTTCTTCTTCCTCACTCTGTGGGACTTTTTCCTTGAGTTCGTCTAAACGAATATATATTTTATGTTTAGCAGCCTGTCTCTTTTCTAGTGTAATGTTTTTGGCCTCAGGAGGAACTCCATCAAATATAAAAACAGGTAGAATTCCATTCATTACATAAAATTTTGCCCTATTTGCTATACCAACTAAATGTGAATTCTCGATATTTGATGCATATTTAAATTTGTAGAGTAGTATACTACAATCTATGGCTACAATTTTACCATAGTATTTTCTAATGTCATTTTGTGTTATACTATCGGGAGAATGCTTTTTTATAAGGGCATTTAATCCTCTAATTCCCATTTACATTTTGTATATTTTATTCTTTTAAACTATTAAACGAAATTAAATTAAATAAAATGAATGAATTTAATCAACTATTAGGCATTCAGTAAGAACAACAGGTGAAACGTCTGAATTGTCTTCGGTTGTAATATCTAGAACTCTCTTAGGGTGTTTAAATTCAGGATGAGTCTCAATTCCCGCTTCGCGGTAATGAACTACATCCTTCCAAAACCTGTCTAGAATAGGCAAATTCTTCTTAAGCCACTTATGATTAATGTAAGTTCTTACAATACTCATAGTTTTCGGAGGAAGATATTCAATAAAATCAGAAACTTCAAGTCCGCAAATGAACATATTCAACTGAACTTGAGGATAATAATACTCCGGAATCTTTCCCGGAACAATCTTTCTCTTATAAGGACACTTAACTTCCAATAGAATGGGCTTTGCATTAGGATCTGTTAGACTAATAGAAATACCGTCTGGCGAACCAGCAAGCCAAGGATATTCATCACATCCGTGGACATCTTCATGCGCAATAAGACCAAATTCGTAACTCTTTTGACCAGTTAGTTTACAATACTTCTCAATAGCTTCGTCTTCATACTTTTGACCGTGACGAGTAGCAATATTACCAACAAATGGCTTTGGATCATGACCACATTTCTTAAAAAGTACTTCTTTTGGTTTTTGATAAGGATTCAAGCCTAGAACTGTTCCTGCGTCACTTGATGTCAATTTGTTTTCTCTTTGTTTAAACCACGCATCAGAACGCTGTTCATGCATAGGAATTGATTTCAATTCATTGATTTTGTCCATAAAACTAGTAATTAAATGTGTATGTATTTAATTTTTAAATCATTTTATTTCACCGGCTTAAAGCCTTGGCACAGGCTAAAGTATAACTTATAGATTTCAAAATGTCAAATTGTATTTGTATTACAAAAAATGGATATCAATGCAGTAGACCCGCTGTTATAGGAGATAAGTGTACCCAACACAACAGGAATTATTGTCCTCCTGTTATAAATGACAATGTAGCAGAATTTTCAGGTAGTATTTTAAGGATAAACGAAAACAAATCGTTCATCGATAAACTTGAATTCACTGTATTCGTCCTCAGGGAAGCGCAACAGAAAAGACTTATGGAATATCCAGGAGTTAGAAGTTACAAAAATAAGTTTAGATTAACCAGTGGCGGATATAAATGCCCTAAATGTAATCTGGAAAAAGAGAAATTAACTTGTGCACATATTGGGGTTAAAATTAAAGACGGAATCCGAAAAATTGCTATAGAAAATGGAGAAAAGCTTAATTGGGATACTCGTGAATTGTTCGAATTAGTTAAAGACCTCGAGGATAAATCAACGATTACTATTTGTTGCGCCACGTGTAATAAGTCTTTGGAAAATTAATTTAATTTAAAAATAAGATTTATAATTGATTATTATGAATCCACAACAAAAATACGAACTTCAAAATAGTACATGGTTAAGGCGAAATCTTGAACTGGAAAATAAAAATAATCCTTCAGAAGATAAAACAGCTCTTATAGAATTTTTAAGAAATTCTGATCCACCCACGCGTAAAGGAGTAGTATGCTATAGATGTTTAAAGTATGGGCATTATGCTAACAATTGTCCTACTATAACAGACCCAGAATGGGATAGTAAGGTTATGCGAAAAAATGAGCGAAAACCTGTCCGTCCCGATGGAAAGCCAAGTTCATTATCACCAGAAAAGAAAAAACAGATGGAAATTTACTCGGTAAGGAAACGTATCAGGGTAGAGGAAAGGCGGTTGAAGTCGTTGCGGCAGCGCAACTCTGCGCAGCTGGAAATACTAAATAAAAGACTAAACGAACTATTAATTGTAAACGAACCAAACACTAGCGATTTTCATTCTCAGTTGTAAAAAGTTTTATTGGGGTAATAAATTGTCTTAAGATAATCAGGAATCTGTACTAATTGTATAGGCTCTTTTAGAGCCCTTTTAACTACTTTACCGTCTTTGTATCTTTGTGTTTTTTTGGGATCGGTCTCAAGGTAATAATCTTTTATTTCAGATGAAAGTATTTCCATGCGACTTTTCCATAATCCTGGATGGTTTTTACTATACATAACAGCGAGATCTCCACTTGGTAGCGGTGGAACAAGTTGTCTTTGTAGAATTTGTGTTATGTTAAATTGTGGGTTGGTTTTACTGTTAAAAAGAGGTTCGGATTCATTAGTGTGTCTCCAGCCCAGATAAAGCCTTACTGAATTCCTGGTGAATTTCTGTTTATTAATTTCGTGTATAATGTTCTGGTTAAAGATAATAACCTGTTTTGGTTTAATTTCTATTTTTACTTTGTTTGGATAATCACCCGATATCTTTTCAAAACCGCCACGTCCCGCACACGTGTGTGTACCAGGAACACAGGAGAAATATTGACTACCACTGTCGTCTAAATTTATCCATCCTCCGTAAATGTGATCTGAATCTTTTTGAACACTACAAGTGTCTCTGTGAAAAGACTCACCACTAATACTTGTACCTTCTCTACGGATTGCAACACGGTCAAATAAAGACTCTAAGTAACGTTTATTGTCCATGTATCCAAAAACTCTAGAAAGTTTCTTAAAGAGAATGTATCTTAATTGATACATAACTAGATTATGAAAGCTAGATGGATTACCCAATGCCCCAAATGCTCCTAATACAAATCCGTGTTGTGGATTATCTGTTTTGAAATCCCTCAATTGAAATTTCTTTATTTCTGAAAACCAGTCTGTTTTCCTTAAAAAGTCACTTTCTTTTTTAATCAAATTGAGGTCTATAACTACTATCCCGTAATTTTTTAATTCACTCGCGCATCTTCTGAGATAATCGTTTTCAGCCTTAAAGTATCGTGTTATACACTTTATCAGTTCTTGTCTTTTTTCCTCTTCAGTTGGCATAACTGTTATTTAATGTATACACATTTTTTTAATATGTATTTTTTTTAGTAATTTAATAAATACATATTGTAATGTAATGGATAACCCCGATTCTTTCCCAATTGATGTTGTTATTACTTGGGTAGACACAACAGATGAGGCGTGGATAAAAAGATATGAAAATACTCTTAAAAAGCCGTTTAAAAGATCAGAAAGATGGAGTCCAGATTGTGCTCCACCCGATTCAGAACTTTCATTATGTTTAAAACTTATTCGTAAGAATATGACATGGGTTCGTAATGTATTTATTGTTACACAACAACAGACTCCTGGATGTATTACAAAAAATGAAATACTAATAGATCATTCAGAAATGGGATTAGGTCCTGTATTTAATTCTCTAGCAATCGAATCATCTTTACATAAAATACCTGGTTTATCAGAGCATTTTCTTTATTTCAATGATGACTTTTATGTAGTAAAAGAGGTAACACGTGATTTATTTTTTACAGATGAAGGAAAAACAGTTATTCAACTTTTGGAACAATTTTATGGAACTAATAATATCTGGAATAAGACAATTAAACGTACTTTAAAACTTTACAATTCAGATAATTTAAATTTAATACATCCGCACACCCCTTATCCACTCACAAAGACTCAAATTAATGAGGCTGAAAGACAATTCCCTGAATTGTGGGAAAAATCGCGAAATGCATTATTAAGGGGATCTAAAAAAGAAATTCATCCGATTATGGGTACATATGTTACTTCACTTAAAAATTCTACGGCTATTCAAGACAAAACTTGTAATTTAAAGTACATATACAGTGCATATCCTATAGACATTAGAATGTTTACCCATTGGTTCAATATTTGTCCTCCTCATATTGTATGTATTAATTGGTTTAATACAACTAAAAAAGAATTATACGATTCAATTGAGAAAACACCAAGTTTATATATAAAATTGGCGTTATATCTTATAATTATATTAATTGTAGTTATAGCTATTTACAAATACAAATACATTAGTAAAAAATAAAAGGAATTTAAAACCACTATATATCCATTATTAGATATAAATGGATATATTATGGCGTGAAGTAGTTCTTGCACTTTTTACATTGTTATTTATGTATACAAACACAATCCCCGGATATATTATAGCGATCAACGGGGTATTATGTCATGGGAGTCTTGCACTATCTCTTCCTTATAAACGCGAATTGACAATATTCGACTCGGCCTGTAACATATGTTTAACTGTTTATGTAAATCTATATCCCAGATCTCAGCCTCTCACTGGATTTGTATCATGTTTTTCTTTCTTATGTTGGAGATATAATAATAAATTTAATACAGGGAACTTACATTCGATTGTACATGCAACATGTGTTCAATTACCCTTGTTTATAGGACTAAGACATTATAGTATAGTTAATTTCTCCGATGAGGATAATTTACTTTAATTTCTTGACCGCTACACTTGGTGCGTTCTTCTTTTTCATCTTTTTAGCATCAAATTCTGGTACTTCCTTTGCTTTTTTAGCGTCATAATTCTTTTTACAGTAGCTCCAGAGGTCTTTAGAGCCTATTTTAAATTTACGATTGGGAGTAGCTCTATACCAAAAGACACAGTCTGTTATATTATTACTTCTAGATGTATTATCTAAAACTAAACAGTCATAGCCTTCTGTGCAACTATTAAGTACATCTTGAAAAACTGAAAAATGCGGAAATATACCAAAGAAATTATTATACAACTTTTGTTGATTTTGTATAATATTTTCACGAAGAATAAAGATGTAATCTATGTTAGCTCTAAGGTCCGGGGGTAAATCCATACAATATTGCATTGTCAATAAAAATGTAATCCTCCAATGACGACCATTCATAAATATACCTCGTATATTTGGATCTCTTATCATACGTTTATCATACATACAATCATCCAATAAAACAAATACGTCTTTATCAGAGTCTTTCTTTTTACCATCTATTACTTTTTTTTGACGAGTTACTATTTGCTGTACAATCTCTGGTTTGTATTCAGAATGTATAAGTATCTCAGGTATAAAATTAGAATAAAAAGCATTTCCATCTTCGGTTGCAGATATTGCAACACCCGCATTAATCTTTCGTAGACGATATAATATATCAGCTACTAATGTGCTTTTACCAGTTCCTCTCTTTCCTATAAAAACACAAGTAGCTGGCCCAGAACCTGTTAGTCTTTTTTCTTCTATCTTACGAGGATTAAATTTTGATAGACTTATTGACATAATAATTTAACTAAATATTATTAATTATAATAATCAGACGTATCTAAATTATCCGGTTCTAGTGTTGCATATGAAACAATAAAACTAATAAAAAATCCTAGGATTATACTTCCTAGAAAAATTAAAGTTTCATTATTTTTCTCTTCATCGGGTTTATCTTTTTGAATGTATTTATTTATACCTAAGCATAAACATACAACTGATATAATTATCACTACGGCTTGCATATCAAATCTGTAAAAGTCGAATTTAGAAACAAGCATATAAACGTATTACAGAATGTGTATATTTTTTTAAATTTAAATATAACTTAAAAATAAATTATATATTAATACTAATGGAAATGGCACAATTCATTCACAGCGTAGACTCTTATAATAGTATTAATGATATTGATTTTGGAGAAACTATCGTATTTATTAAGTTCGGTACAGATTGGTGTCTCCCTTGTAAACAAATAGAACAGATACTAGTAGATATGCCAAATTGTATAACATATAAAATTGACGTGGAAAATGATGAATTTGAAGAATTTTTATCTAAAAATAGAATCTATAACATACCAACGACTATCATAAAGTATAAAAATAATAAAACCCAATTTGTAGGACTTAGAACAGCTGAACAAATTAACAGTATGATACACAATCTTAAAACATTGTATCCATCAAATGATTAAGAAATATGCAATAAAATTTTACAGAAAAATAACTGGTTTAAAAATAAAATACAATTTATAATCAGTTACTTTACATCAAACTGAATTATGGCTGAAAACTACAAAAAATATAGCCAGATAGAACATGTTTTAGAAAGACCGGGTATGTACGTAGGAGACATTTCAGATGTATCATCTGAATGCTGGATTATAAATCAAGAAACTAACACTGCATGCATTAAGACATGCCGATGGAATCCGGGCATTTTCAAGATTTTTGATGAGATCTTGACAAATGCATCGGATGAACGTCAAAGAAATAACAACATGACATGTATAAAGGTTTGGATTTCAGATGATAATACAATTTCAATCTATAACGACTCTGGAATACCTATAGAGATTCATCCAGAATATAACATTTACATACCCGAGCTTATTTTTGCAAATCTTCTAACCACTAGTAATCATGACGACTCTAAGAAAAGAACAACAGGAGGTCTTAACGGACTGGGTGCTAAACTTGCAGCTATCTTTTCTGATACATTCACGGTTGAGACAGCATCTGCGGGTAAAAAATACACACAGACCTTTGAAAAAAATCTAAGCAAAATCTGTAAGCCAAAACTGGGGAAATCAGTAAAAGAATACACAAAAATCACATTCAAGCCAGATTTTAAAAGGTTTGGCGTTGACACTCTAAATGAAGACACGAAACGTATTCTAATTAGGCGCACATTTGATATGTGTGCTATCACACCCAAGGGTGTTGATGTATATTACAACGATAAAAAACTGAATGTAAAAGATTTTTCCGAATACATTTCTATGTATATCGGTCTTAAAAAGAACTGTCCACGAGTTATTCAAGAAACTCCTAGATGGCAAGTGGCGATTGCCCCATCTGAAAACGGATTTCAGTGTATTTCATTCGTAAACGGAGTGAATACATCAGATGGAGGTAGTCATGTGGAGCATGTCATCGGACCCATTGTAAAAAAAATTACAGAGATCATCCAAGAAAAACACAAAAGTCTTACTATTAAACCTAATTACATCAAAGATAACATCTTCGTTTTCATAAATTGTATCATTGAGAATCCTTCTTTTTCCTCTCAGACTAAAGAAAAGCACATCACAAAAGTATCAGGGTTTGGAAGTAAATTCTCAGCTTCTGATGAATTTGTGAAGAGTGTGTCAAAGCTTGGCATCATAGAAAATGTACTTGCTTTGGCTGATGCAAAGGAAAAGAAGTCTCTACAAAAAACAGACGGTAAGAAAACATCAAGAATCATCATTCCAAAGCTTGATGATGCAAACAGGGCTGGTACAAAGGATTCATCCAAGTGTACTATCATATTTACAGAGGGTGATTCAGCAAAAGCTACGGCTATCTCAGGTCTTTCTGTAGTTGGAAGAGACACATATGGTGTTTTCCCTCTACGAGGAAAGCTACTAAATACAAGAACTGCAACTTATTCACAATTGTCTAAAAACGAAGAAATTAATAACATTAAACAGATACTCGGACTTCAAAATGGTAAAAAATACAAGAATGTATCTGAGCTCAGATATGGAAAAATACTTATAATGACAGATGCTGATACAGATGGGTTTCATATTAAAAGCCTTCTTGTAAATTTCATTGGTAATTCCTGGCCGGAACTTTTGAAGATAGATTTCATTTCTTCACTTGTTACGCCTGTTATCAAAGTATCAAAAAAAGACATGGTAATGCCTTTCTACAACCTAAGCGACTACAACAAGTGGAAAGAACATAATAATGTCAGTGGATACAAGATAAAATACTACAAGGGACTTGGTACAAGCACTTCAGCTGAAGCCAAGGAATATTTTAAAAATATGATGACACTAGACTACAAAGTAGAATCTAATACAGATGAAAAATACCTGCAAATGGCATTTACAAAAACAGAGGCTGATGCTAGAAAGAAATGGATCTTAGACAATATTACATCCCCTAAAACACTAGACTACACAAAATGTAACGTAAGAGTAAAAGATCTGATAAATAAAGAACTTGTACTTTTTTCAATAGCTGATAATGTAAGATCTATCCCAAGTATTGTAGATGGATTGAAACCATCGCAAAGAAAGATAATCTACGCCTGTATTAAAAGAAATTTGTATTCTGAAATTAAAGTATCACAGCTTGCTGGCTACGTTTCAGAAATATCAAGTTATCATCATGGAGAAGCAAGTCTTCAGGATACTATCATCGGTCTTTCACAAACATTCGTGGGTTCTAACAACATGAATCTTCTAGAACCGGTTGGTCAATTTGGTACTAGACTTCTGGGTGGGAAAGATTCATCGAGTCCCAGGTACATCTTTACACATCTTTCAAAGAATTTTAAGAATCTTTTTAATTCTGACGATTTTAGTACATCTATTCTAAATTATCTAGACGATGACGGATTTTCAATTGAACCATCTTTTTATGTACCCGTGCTTCCTCTTATCCTTATTAATGGAGCATGCGGAATTGGAACTGGATTTTCAACGGATGTACCGTGTTTTAATCCGGATGATCTAAAAGATAGACTTCTTAAACTAGTAGATGACCCTGATGCAGACATTGAAGAACTTACCCCATGGTATAAAGGGTTTACTGGTGTAATTACAAAGATAGAAGAAAATCGTTGGATAACAAAAGGTGTATACAAAATTGAATCAAATAAAGTAACAATTACAGAACTTCCTATTGGAACATGGACTGAAGATTACAAATCACATTTAGATAAACTAGAAACAGAAAATGAAATTTATAGCTACATCAATAATTCAACAGAAACTAAAGTACATTTTGAAATCAAGATTCCCCTGGAAAACATTGTTAACTGGAGAGACAATAAAGAATTCGAAAAGAAACTAAAATTGACTAGTATGCTGTCTTCTAAAAATATCCATGTTTTCAATGAAAAAAATGAAATAATTAAAGTGGAGTCAGTCGAAGAAATTGTCTACAGATTTTGGACAATCAGGTGCGAGTATTATACAAAGAGGCAGAAAGACATTTCGGATAAATTGTCCAAAGACCTAAATCTTATAACTGCAAAGATAAATTTTGTGAATGATGTAATAGACGAAAATGTAAAAGTATTCCGACAGAAGATTAGTTTTATAAATGAACAGCTTGAAAAACGTTCTTATATGAAAGTAAATAACTCATATACATACCTAACTGACATGAAGATACACTCTTTTAGTGAAGACACTATTGATTCTCTGAGATATACCCAAAGTAAAATACAAACAGAATACAATCTTAACAAGAATTACAAGTTGTCAGATTTTTGGAAAAACGATCTGATTAAAATTTAAAATAATTAATTAAATTCAAAATAAAAATATATTACTAATAATAAAAATAATGTCAGCTGTTAGACCCGACTCGATTTTTGGTTTATTAAAATCAAACCTATACACAATCGTACTCCCCCTTGTTGTAGCCGCCTTTGTATGGATGGCTGTTGGTGTATTAGATAATGAGTGCAGAAAGAGCAGCCAGTCCGATAGCGTTAAATTCGTAAAGAGAGCTCATATTCTAATGGGTATTATCGCTACCGTATACGCTGGTTTTAATATTCTAAAATTACACCCAGCTGGTAGAAAGCTAGTAGGTAATTTCATGTAAATACACATTAAAACGAATTAACTTAGGTTATAATTAAATTAAATACATTACAATTTAGTAAGTTATTTAATTTAATTAATATTTAATTTACATATTTTTTCTTACATACCCACCGTCTTCACATTCTACCCATTCACTCAATGTATCTAATTGTGGCATTAATTTATGAGTAAGAAAGAATGTTTCCATGTGTTTAGAATCCTCTGTAAATAATAAAGGTCTTTGTTTAGCGGGTTTCCATAATTTGGTAGCTAATTCATAAGCCGTCTTCCATTTTGTAGATCCGTTTGTTAATATACATATAGAATGACAATAACTGTTTAAAATGTCATTAACTTCGGTTATAATTTTAACTAATTTAATATAAGCATCAAGCGGTAATTCGTTATTCTTATTACCATTTATACCAAGATTAATTAACTGGTGGTATTTTAATTTATTATCCTTGATGTATTCCCATGTATTTTTAAAATACAATAAGAATTCTTCAAATTTTTCTTCATTGTATGGTTTATCTTCTTTCAAATTAACTGAATATATACATTTAATTTTATCTAGAATTATAGCGTAGGCATCGTTATCTTTTATAACAACGATATCCTCCATGTTTTTATTAGTGTGTGTAATATAATTAAATTTAGTTATTTTGCCGCAAAATATTACGTTTTTATAGCTATATTAAAGATATTGTCTATAATATGTATTATAATTGTCTTGTTGTAAGATGAACGAGGATATGTTATTAGCCTGGGAAGATTTAGATAAAATCATCGGTGAAAGAGAACCTGTAAATTTTAGTCATAGTATTTGTTGTCTTCATGCAAAAATAATATATAATCCATCTGACCAGGCTATGGTATGTTTAGAATGTGCTGAAGTAATAGAAACAGAACAAGAAACTTGTGAATGGAACAATCATAAGAAGGATGATGGTTCTTTTCAGAATTCAAATCAACGAGGCGATGCTAATATTTCTGATAATCCATATGATAAATCGGGAAGTATACCTTCATTCAGTAAAAAATCATTGGCCATGACTTTGCATTATCAACAAACTTTCTCACATAAACAAAAAACATTTTGGAAGGTATCTGAACAGTTTGAAAATTATAGAACTTTACTTTCATTACCTCATTCTATTTTACCCACTGCAAAAAATATGTGGCATGTGTGCATGGAATCTGGGAAACTGACTAGGGCTTCGGTTAGAGTTGGGCTTATATCTGCCTGTTTGTATTTTTCAGCTATGCAAAATAATGTATCAATTGATCGTTCTAAATTAATTGAATTAACGGAAGGATCTGGTAATCAAAAAGGTTTTCTAAAAGGAGAAAAAGTATTCTTAGAGATAATGCAAGATGTTCCTGCCTATAAATACCTTGGGAGAAAGAAAGAAGATAATAAAGATACGGATGTTTTTGCAAAATTTTGTAACCAACTAGAACTACCATTTAAAACAATATACATGTGTAATGAGATATATACAAAGAATAAAGATCGGTTAGACTCTGTTACTCCAAAATCTATCACGGCTGGGATTCTATTTTATGTGGTGAAAAATGAACTAAAATTTAAACAACCGTCTAAATCAAAAATATCACAGGTAGTAGACGTATGTATTCCAACTATAAATAAAGTTGTTAAAATATTAGAATCTATTTAAATAAAAAAAACATAATAATATTATAGAATGTTCTCCTTGTGTATACCTTTATTGTCATTTATTGTAAGTCCCTGTATTTATCCATTCTATAAACCATACCCACCATACCCATACTATAAAAAAAACATTGTATACCTAAATGATAATAATGGTATGGACTTTTTAGAATCTTTAACACCTCCTTCGGGAGGTGAACTAAAACTTTTAACACATTTAAACGGGGCTGCGTGGGCTCAAAACTGGCTTTTACATATGGGGAGGAACGACACTGAGTTATATGATGAGCATTATTGTACAGAATGTCTCAAAATGAAACAGGTTTCGGAAATGTACACATCGGAAGAGTATTTCTATTTCGGATTCTATCCGGAAGAATCTAAGTGTGGACAATTTGAACCTAAATATATGGCTATGTTTGTACTTGACCCAAAAAGAAGAATCCTAAATGCTAAGCTTATAGTTGAAAATCCTAAGTTTATTCACGAAGAAACTATGTTGATACCTTTTGAAAACAGTCTAAGGCAGTTGTGTGATGAATCTTATGTGTTTTTTAAGTTTGATGAGCTTAAGAGACCAGGTCAAATCAGGTACTACTACGAGTGGACTTTCACTAATTAATAATGTAATTAAAATGTTTGATTTATTTTATATGAATGGAAGTTTTGAAATAAAAATAGAGGACACACCTCTTTATGAAAAAACAAGGTCTTTTAATGCCAGTTTAAAGATTTTAAGAGTATTTTTATTTTTAGACCAATGCCATGATTTTCTTGAAGAAAACTATAGAAATAAATGGTATCTAAAAAGAGGAAAAGTTTATGAAATATTGAAAAACAATATTATCACTGATCTTTTATTTATAGATAATAACTGGAATGACAATAACGACAGTGTGGACGATTTAATTAGAGACCTATCATCCAGCCTAACGACTATGTATACGGATATATATAGGGCACGTGTAGCTACCCAAAATTCTATTTTGAAAATTGCAGGTCTTTTACAAACTCAAATAGGAATTAGAGATATAGATTTAGGACAAATTATGGGAAACCAGTTTCAACCAGAGGAATTTTCAAAACATGTATTAAGTACAATAAATCCAATTGTATCTGGTAAGTATTTATTAATCGGTGTTGACGCTGATAGAAGGTATGCTTCTTTTTCTTATCTTGCAAATTTCATCGAGGATGATATTATAGATAAAGAGGGGAGTGAGGGCCTTAAATTTTTTGAATGTCCAGCTACAGCTTATGACCCTTCATCTGGGAGTACATTTATTAAAAATCTACAAGAAAAGGCTCGTCAGAAAGGACTTAATATAGAACGTATACCACAACGTAGTTATGATTTATACGATTTGAGGCTTACGGCACAAGGTAAAGATGTATTAAATATTACATATAGTAAAATAGATCAAAATAATAATTATTACGAGTTAACTATACACCATTTTTTTAATACTACACCTCCGCCATACCATATTTTCTCCGCTGGGAAAGACTCGACTAATTCAGTTTCTTTTTTAACAACTAACTATATCCCAGAAGATAATGTATTTTTGTATAAAACCTTTGGCGATTTTGGTCAAATTTTATCATTTCATGCATTTTCCCGGATAGAACCATATAGACATTATAATTGTGTATTTTCATCATTTGATACATTGTCGGCTTATATCAGTAGTTTATTTAATAAGTCTACCATATTAGAAACTACTTCTAAAACACTTCGCAATAACTTAAATATTTTTTCATTGGATAATGATATTATAGATTCTTCTATAGAAAAAATACGTTCGATTGGACTTGGGGGTCTTAGAGCAGCATCTATTTTAAATTCTATGAAATTACCCGGAAGTGGATTCGGTAAAAAAAGAATTTCAATAAGAAATACATCTACAAGAGTTCTAAAAGCCAAATTAAAATCGGTTGGCGTCCCCGTTACTAAAGTAGTAAGAGGAAAGCGTATGAAGTTAACAAGAAAACAATTAGAAATGAGAGCAGAGGCATTTAAAAGACTACAAATTAGATGTCAAAAAAAAGGTATTAACCTTACATATGTTTCTAAAAAAGGACGTAAATACAAGTCTGCTAAAAGACTTCTTAATGATCTAAAAAGACAACCTAAATCTAAACCTAGACCTAAAACTAAAGCTAAAATGAAATGGGGATGACAGAAGAAGCCAGCTGAGAAGACTATGAAAATGTCTCTCGCTGGCTTCGGATGATCCTCAAAGCCGGGAAATTCTAGGTTCGGATGATCCACTGTGTTTCCTGCGACTATCTAAATAAATCCGTCTAGAATTCTGAATGACGACATCAAGATAAATTAGTCTCTTGATGTCTGAAAAAGAATTCCTATTAATTTAAAAAAAAAATAATCAATAACAATAACAAATGAAAATTCTATGGCCTATACATCTTTTGGGCAGTCTCGCCTTTTTAGTGATGTTTCCAACTGCGATAGCAGCTTGGTATTCTAACTGTTTTAATATACCACTTTCTTACGGGTTTGGTATATTCTTTTCGTCTATAATTGTAAATGTAATGATAGTAGGTTTAATGAAAGAAGTTCCAGCTGATGGCAGTATCTATTCCGACGGAGAGAAAGACTATGTCCACACTAACGCATCTGCATTTTTAGAAGGCACATGGTCTCTTGGTATGTCTCTCCTTATTATATATGGCGTATACCTACAATTACGGGGTAAATGTAAAAATATGAATTTTAATATGAGATTTAGGAGATAAATTCAAAATTAATTATTAAAATAAGCAAATGTAGTTATTTTTTTTTAAAAAATTACATTTACTTAATATAAATGAAATATAATACAAAGAGTTATCAACATTCAGAAGATGAGCCTAATATTAATAATAACTCTAGTAGTAGCCCTGTTGTTGAAAAAAGACTTTTATTAAAAGAATCTTATGTAAAACAAAATAAAAAGAAAAAAGACCATTGTTTAATCTTGCCTGATAATCAGTTTAAAAGTAAATGGGTGTACGGTCCGTTGCGCCCCAAAAAGTTTGAGAAATATCAACACGTTATACCGGGTCTTATCTCGGGTTTTAACTCCGAAGGCAAAGAAATCAGTTCACGCCAATTATTAACGATATCTAACACCCCTGTCCACAAGCTTGGCCTTGAAGAGTCGTCGGCTACTTCAATAGGGGCGTGGGTGGGTTATGATAATTTCCGAAAAGCCTCGGGCGGTGGGGATATCATAAAATATGTAAAAACACACCCCTTTAATAGCTTTTTCCGCGAGCTCGGTGGAAAGACATATGAATTTAAAGTTAAACAACTTTTTAATTTACAAGAAGATAGAGTTCTTGGGTTTTCACTAATTACAGGAAAATGGACGCGTGTTGACAATGGATATTGGGGTTTTATAAAATGGTTTGATGGTAACTGGCAATGTCAAGTCTCTGACTTGTATGCATTCAAATTAGGTAATGAAGATATTACTCAAAAATATCTATATATTACACAAAACGAATTAAGGCCAACTAGTGACGATTTGAAAAAGTACGGAATAGAAGATGGTGCGACCGTGGCGAGTATGCCGATCTCGGAGGTAATGAGAGAAGATGGTGCGACCGTGGCGACTATCGGGAAGCCAAAACCAACTGGTAAAGGCTTTGGAGGCGGCAAAGG